TGTTGCGTGCGCCCCTGCGCTTGCAGAATTATCCGTATAACCATTTGTACCTGCTTCTTTTAAAATCTGGACGGTATTGGCAATTGTTTCAACTACCATTCTTTCAACGCCATCCTTATCATTGTAAGTCCTGCGTCTAATCCTTCCACTAACTTCAATGTGAGCTCCCTTTTTTAAATGAGCAACCTGATAGTCAGAAGGATTCCATAGTACAACTGGCTCCCAGCTTACGCTGTTTACCCAGTTGCCTTGTTTATCTTTGTAACTTTCAGTTACCGCTACAGAAAATTCTGTAACGTTATTTTCACCAACTGTTCTAATCTTTGCGTCGTTGCCTAAATTACCAGTAACGATACGCACGTTTAATGATTGAGACATAGTCTCTCCTTGCCTTGTAAATGAAATGAATGAGAAATGAATTAAATTTAATTTGGCCTGTTATTCAGCCTGAAATGTTTTAATCAATGTGATAAAATCCGGATTTTCAAGCAGTTTTGTTATTGTTGCCTGATCAACTTTTGGAACTTTTTTATTAATGAACTTGCTAATAAATCTTTTCAATGATCTGCCTGCATCTGCAGGAGATATCTCAGCCAGTTCAAGTGTTTTATCCTTAGCTGCTACGCCTAAATATCTAATACCACCGCCAATTTGATCAATAGCAATTATTACCTTGCCTTTCGGTTCGGCTTTTTTATTATCTAACTTATCAGCCATTTTGTTTATGTTATTGGCGATTTTACGAATTGATGAAATTTTAGACCCTTTTATTTCTGACATAAAATGCTCCTTTCCTTTAAATTTGTGAACTCTGTTGAATATTTTTCTTTATAAACTTTGATACGAATTTAATTATTTTGCTATCGCCAACTAGTTGTCCATTCTTAATCATTATGATAAGAATAATAGCTGAGACAACATTGGATATAAATATACCCATAACGCCGCCTTCGAAACCCTTGCCAAAGCCAAGAGTCTCGGCGCACATAAATGTAATGGCTACATCGAGCAGAAAATATTTACCATCGGTAAATAATCTGGTTGTATTGATAAGTAAACAATACAGTCTTTGAAATACGGCAATCAGAACAAACGAATGATATTTGATTCTATACATCCTGTTCAGATACGGCTGGAGTTCTGTATACCAGTTCCAGCCTGCCCATACAATTACGAATGCTGCAAATATCATGATTTTCCTATTTAAATAGCATATACAAATGCTTAATGATCTGTTGCCATCCGCGCCCGGTGTTTTTAACAATATTTTCGGGCACTTCCTTAGTCTTTAATTTTGGTGATGTAAATAACAATACAGTATACAATAGTATAAATATTATTATTGTACACACTATAGATAAAGCCATCATGCCAAATAGTAGATTAATATCAATTAATCCTGCAAATAAAATAACACCTATCCAGGTATAACAATAATGTTTTCTAAACTTATCAATATCCATCGTCTATATAGCCTGGATAATTAAATGTATTTATGGTAACGTTTTTTTTATCATAATAGAAGGACATAATTCTTTCGTGTATTGTACTATTAATTGAATTATGTAATATACCAAAACAATTATTGCCTGTTCGCCAAAGTAACAATCTTACTTTCTTGTTAAATAACAAACAAGAAATATTACCTTCATTAAATTGTTTATTATCCTGAAATAATTTGTCTATACTTATATTACATTTCAATCGTCGGATATGTAATATAGGTATAGTAATTCTTAAAGTAGGTTCAATAGCTATTGTTCCTGAATAAATACTATGAATATGTTTATTATTAAATTCTAAACATTCATATTGTTTAAATCTTTCAAATTCGTATTTATTTACTTTAAGATCACAATTAATACATTTATAATATAGTTTATTTGTTTTAGGAATAGCTCTAAACCTATGCAGCATTAATTCTCCGAATAGATTTCAGTAAATATTATATAAGGGAGATCCCATTGACTAACGCCAGTATATTTCATAAACTCTTTAATAAATTTTCTTCTATCAGTTTTTATTAATTTTTCTATTCTTGAGATTACATTTTGATCATATTCTTTAATATCTCTGCATATCTCAATTAATATTTGCGCAGTTTCTTCAAAACTTTTTTGTTTCATTATTATTATATTTCTGACATTATTGCTCTCTTATATAAGAGTAAAACTTCTATTTTTGTTGTAATCTCCGGTGAAAATAGCATAATTTGTCTAATTTCTTTGGAGATACCATATTTTTTCATAGCAACTGCCAAGCATACACGTAGAAGTTCTATTTTTAATTTATTGTCAATATTAATATTGCCCAATGTTTTTGCAAACTTTAAACTATTACTAATAGTAATGTCAACTTCGTTTTGTAATGGAAATGTATATCTTACAACTGCTCGTACAATTGATAATTTATTCTCTGGACATTTTGCCTCTGCCAAAGATTTTTCAATATCAATTTTCTTCATTACTTTTTCCAGAGCTCTTGTATAGTATCTTCAATAGATAATTTGTTATTTTTTTTGCGCCGGAATTTAACCCTTATCTTTTGTATTGTCTCTTTACTAAATATAATATTAGGAGAACCTATCCATAAATTCATAAACTTAATAATCTTTGTACATATAAAAGCTATAAACTTAAATACATAGAATAGTATTAAAATTACTACAGCAATAACTATTAATTTGAATATCCATAAAGTTGTCATCTCTATGAATTCTTTAACTATAAATCCTCGTGGTGCCAAGCGCCATAGCAACAGCGCTATGCCAATTTCTAAAAATATAAGCCTTATAAGAGCTAACTTTGAAACTCTTTTTAATTCCAGCTTATATTCATTGTCTTCACTAACTTCAACTTCATAATAAATCACAAGTAATGAATTTTGTAATAGTTTATGCTTATCTACATACTTTTTCTTTATAGCTTGTTGGATTGATTCAATCCATAACTAGTCTATAAAGAGAATAAGTACAAAGAATATAATTGCAAATATCTCCATCTTTTACCCTTTTGCTAAATGTCGGATGTTTACATCCCTGTGTCGTATATCTAATGGCCCAAACAACATGGTGAATGTTTAGAATTTAGGCCATTTTATGGATATTGCGACGTAAAACTTTGTTATATTAGGGATATATTGGATGTATGAAATATAGAATGAAAAATAGAAGACCTGGTTTTTCTCGGGAACGGCCCATCGAATCTTTGTTTTTATCGATTTTTCGAACCTTTTATTCCTTAAGATAAATACGTATTATTTTAGCTATAGGAGTTATAAATATGCCCCAGCAATATATGATAAATATTATAACCGAGAAGGCTAGATAGATAATTAGGCCATGTATACCTAATGTTATTATTGCTATTATAAAGAATAATAGAGACATTATATGATTAATGCTTGTCAAAGAGCGAATTAGCTTATCAGAACCCAGACGTGCCTCGCAGATTTTTGTTAGAAACAATTCCCGGTTAGTCCTGAAGTACTGCTCTTTTAATGGTAATATTTACCATCTTTGTAAGAGGTGAGTCAACAATAGTGTATGTGCTGGTATTATCGTGCTGAAAGCTTGTGCCTTCGCCTAATACTGCTGATAATTGACTTTCAACAAACGCGCGAACTTTTGGCGTTGTTTCAATCTTTATCTTTACTCTGTCTGCTGTAGTAGGAATTTCAATGCCCGATACTACAATTGAAGGATCTTTTTTACCTGTCAGGTTTAAGTATCTTTTAATTGTGGCCGGAGCTTTTTTATCCTTTGGGACTGATGCCTGGTCGGCTTGTTCATTGGCAGGCTGCATTGTTACATTCTGCTCTACTGCAGCTTTTTTGTTTTTTCTCTCTTTTGCCATTTTTACCCTCCTTCGGGGCTATTTCTAGTTTAAATATTGTTTTGTATCTATATCCTTTGGGGCTATTTCTAGAGTTCGAGTTCTGGATTTGGCTCGAAGTAGTCTGGTCTGAAATTAATAGTATTGGTTCGTGGCATTGTGTAATGAAATGCGCCTGGAGTCGATCGTTCGTCTGCCTGTATACCGTTTTGTGCGTTGTTCATTGCAGTTCGGATATAGTCGCTTATGCTTGGTTGAAGCGTTTCAAACGTTGACGAATCGACTTGCGGTCTTGCCGGTTGGTTAGCCGCTTGCTCAATGTCATTAGACGGCCCGGACGTTTGCTGATCGGTATGCGAACTTTCTTCCTCAAAACCTGCTTCTTCAATTTCCTTTCCCATTAATTGAAATGATTTAAATGGTCTCATCGCTTGGGATCTTCTGTTCATATGGTTATACCAGGCAATAAGTGTAACTGCTGATTCTGCTTCAATACTATATATTGTTTTAACTGTGCCGATTGTTTGGCCCTGGCTGTCGATATATTTGCCATCTTGGATTGTGCATTCAGCTATTGTGTGGTCGCATGCCATACAGCATTCGTAATATTCGTGTGGTATATCAGACACTTCAAAACCATTTCTATGTCTGTCGGCGAAGAATCTTATATTTGATTGTATTACAGTTACTTGTTGACCTTCTTTCTTTTTTTTAATCAGGTCAAAGAGTTGTTTTCTATATCTTTGTATATTGTACATTAGAACTCCATAGGCGGCCGGGAACTCTTGACCATTCTTTATTTTTAAACCAGAATAAATCGTTGATCTGTGCATTGTATTTCCATTGTAGGTATCTTATTGCCTGTAATGGAGTATATGCACTAGTTGCGTAATCTTGCTTGCTCCGAGTTGTTGCTCGGAACTGTATTCGTTGTCTCTTGGTCTTTACCGGCATTTGTTTCTACCTGAATGTTGTCTGCTATTTTTTGTGATTTCTGGGCTAACCAGTTCGCGCCGGTTTTGATCTTTTGATCAATTCCAGCTTCCTTTACAAAGGCATTTATGCCCTTGCCAAATGCTGCTAATAAACTCAATGCTTTCTTCCTCTGCGCATTTCGTGCGCGATTAGTGCTTTTATTGAATTGTCAAATCTTTTATTTTCACGCGGATCAATATCTGGTAACGGAGTATCTTTAATTTTATGGATTAACTGTCCGTTACGAAAAATATATGTGAATTCGCCCGTGTGACGTACGCCGTTGCGTGGTCCTAACGTTTGATTCATTGGATTACCGGTTTGTTTTATTTATGTAGTCCGATAGCTTCTGCTGCTATTTTAATTTCCTTATATCTTTCTGATAGATATCCCCACCAGGTGAATAACCCATCTTCCTTGTTCTGTAATAGGTCAATTAATTTAGAAGCTGATTCTAACATTGTTTTTAGGTGTTGATCAATTGGATCTGATACTATTATGTTTGCATCTGTGGCAGTTGCATTGCATTGTGGACATTTGGCCTTTCCGCCGCAGAGTCCGTGTGTAACCCGATTGTTATCTTGTCGGCATTCGTCATCTGTGATGGCCGGAGCTTTGAAAGTTGTTTTACATTGAGGACATTTAACGTCCTCTTCAAAGAATTCTATGTATCCTGACATTAAACCTCCTGTACTATTATTTCTGCTAAACGTTTGGCTGCAATAGCCTCGGCTTTACATTTCGGACAGCCACCGTATAACCTTCTTTTTTTGGTATTCGGAATTGATACCTTTACACGTCTGATGTCTGATTGAATTCCTTTTCTGAAGTCAACTGTACCGTGTTTGGCACAGTCAACAGTTGCAAATCTTTTTTTGCCGCCCGCCATATATGCTCCTTGAATTTAAATATGTATTTGTGAAGCGGAGAGTCACCGCAACTCTCGAATCAGGATTGGTGTCCTGAAACCGGTATTGCACTCCGTATGTTTTGGTTTAAGATGATGGATTTAGTTTGCTTTCCACATAGTCAGCAAGTATGCAGGCAAGTCTTTTTTGCCAGTGTTTCCACCATTCGATGTGCCATCCATCATCCATTACGATGAGGTACTTGTTTTGGTTAGGAATCTTGCCGATTCTGCAATATGAATCTATTGCAAGGGTCCGTTCTTCCCTGCCAAAGCAAGGAATAATAGAGAGATCATCTCCTTTTTTTGATTGTATTAAAACTTCTTTTGCAACTTCGGGACTAATTCTGAAATTGTTTAATTCTTCGCAGATTGGAAACCTTACAATGAGACTATTAATAGACATAAAATGCCCATATTTAGTTGGGACCGATAGAGAGATTCGAACTCTCTTAAATCCGTATCCCCTGCGGCAGGTTTGGCCGTTCTTATCCAGACTGTTCAGGCGTGCTGCCTTATTGGGTCTGGTAAATAATAGGTCAAAACTTTCGCGCCGCAGAGGTATCGGTTATAATCATTTGGAATCAAATCGGGGCGTGCCGGTTCTCGTAAACAAGACAAAAACTCATAGTCCGTTGCCCGACGGGTGCTGTATTTGCACCTTAAGAGCCACCTTATCGTCATTGTAATCGCTCGCTAACAGTCTTATTGCTGTGCTGTTAGGTCTTGGCATACCACAATGGATAGCTTTAACGCTTTTCGCCGTGATCGCATTGCTACTAAGTTTTCAATGCATAACATACTCACTCCTGCTATTAGAGTGTTCAACACTTTACTGGCAGTGAACCCGCCAACTGAATTTTTAGGTACAGTCTCCGCACGAATGCCTATAATGTATTAGTCACATACACCGCATTACATTCGTAGAATCTACTTGTTCTGGGAACGCGCCGTTCATTACTGCGCCTAATAGCCAGGGTGTCATACCCGGTGTTCGTTAAGGGACTTCGCCGATATGGATAAACTTTTCCTTCCTTGAATTTCATATCTTTAATCACTGCATTTGCATTCCTTGCTCAAGGGACATAGCAACAGTGAAGTACTGACAGTCGTTCTTATTTTCAAGGTCAGGCTCTCTGTCTTACCTGACCGCAGATGGTGTTTTCACATCTGTCTATCCAGTCTTTTTACACTTACAAGAAGAAACCGTAATAGGGTAATAGAATGTAGGTCTTCGATGGCCTGTTTTGACAACAATTTAAGTTGAACACCATCCCTGCTTTGTTACGGCTGGCTCGGACTTTTGGGTTCTCCGCAGAACCTGCAACGTTGAGCATTGCAACCTGACAAATGTCAACGCGATTGGCCTGATGCACTATTTATAGTCGCCAATCCGACTTTCACCCCTTGGCAGACCCGACCTGACCAAAGAGGAATAAGGAGCACACGTCATTGACTGACTGTGGGAGTGCTCCCTTTAATTCTTCTGGCTCACATATGTGACATAGGGATGCCACGGTGGGGACGGAGCCTGTAATGATAAATTATAGGAGTAAAGACATCTACGGTGTCAGCGGATTGCCATTCTGGATAACAGCAATCAATCGCCCGTGGACAGACCTGACCAGACCAAGACCAGACGAAGCTCCAAGCAGTCTACTGCTTTGCCGGAAGACCCCGGCAGTTTCCGAAGACCCGGAAACGGAGCGGAGTTGAATATGTGGAAGCTTAGAATGTTGTAATTTTTGGTAGGTCTAAAAATAATGTCTGATCAGTTTAAAGTCTGTCAATTTAAATTGCCACTTATAACTGCATCAAGTAAAATCCCGGGATCATCAATGCCTGTTTCTATGTAATACTGTTGACAGATGCGTTGAATTTTGCCAATCTCTGGTCCTGGTTTATATCCTCTTGCGAGGATTTGTTTGCCAGATACTATTGGTTTCGGTTTAGGTTGTAGTGGTGTAAAGATTTTGTCGAATAGTTCTTTGTCGTATGACTTTCTATCTATTAAGTCTGCGTAGCAGAGACGATGCAACATATCCAAATATTCTCCAGCAATATTCTGAAATCTTCTGATTGCTCTTTCGTGTTTACAATCGGCATTCATTATCATAGCCGGCATCATGTGGTATTTCGTTGCTGCAACACAAGAGGCTCTAAGTATGTTGCTAAATTTTAATCTGTCTGCAATATCGTTTACCAATACCTCACCGATTTCAGCGTGGTCATAGTAATTGTAGTATTCACCATTTACACTCTGGTTGAACGTAATAGTTTTCCCAATGTCATGCAGAAATGCTTCCCATCTGCATTCTGGAACGGCACGACAGACTACAACTTTTATGTGTTCAAGTAACGGCCCTTCAGGATGATATTCGTGGTTGTGGGTGAGTCTATCTGCTGTAGAATATTCAGGAAATATCTGTTGTAGAATTCTTGTTTTGAATAGTATATCGATAAACTTGTCGGGGTGGCTGTCCTGAAAAGCCTTATCGAACTCCATTTTTACCCGTTCTGGAGAAACAAACTTCTGAATCCGCCATGATAAACATGTCATGGCATTTAGTGTTCTTGGGTCTATCCTGAATCCGAATCTTGCGGCAAATCGTGCAGCTCTGAGAGTTCTGAGATAGTCTTCTCTGAATCTCTGGATTGGATCTCTGACTGCCCTGATTCTCTTAAAGAACGCTATATCATTGACCCCGCCATAAGGATCAATGACATTACCGTCAGTATCTATTGCTATTGCATTGATTGTAAAATCTCTGCGTGCCAGGTCTTCTTCAATAGTGGAAACATAATTAACATCAGCATGCCTCCCATCCTGATTATGGTCAGAACGGAACGTTGTTATTTCGTAGCCAATACCATCAACATAAGCGGTAATAGTGCCGGATTTTATTCCAGTATTGACTGTACCGATGTCGTGTTCGGTACATAAACTGATAACTTCTTCCGGTTTTGCCGCTGTTGCAAGATCAATGTCATGGTATGGAATATCCATAAGCCAATCGCGGACACATCCGCCGACTGCATGAACAGCCGGCAGGAATGAGAAGATTTTTAATGTTTCTTTAATATCCATTGTTATATTCCTTATTTTTTACGGTTAAAATCTGCCGGGATTTCGCCCCACAGTTCTGTGTTCCATTTAATTAATTTGACTTTCGTTTGCTCCATTAGAAGTTTGATATCCAATAGAGTATTTTCAATCAATTCACGTTCATTGACCTTTGGTCCCAGTATCTTCTTATTGCCTTCCATTGCCTTTGTAATCCAGGCCAAAACAGTTTTGCTGTCAGAATAGATTTCACTGCCCATTCTATTTTCTTCTTTACTTGCCCATCTCAGTGCGATTAGCACAGCTACAAGCTCAAATAAATTATTGGAGTGAGGAGCTTTAGATGTATATGTGGACAACTCTTTTACCTGTCCTTTATATTCGCCTACTAATCGGCATCCACCCATGCCTGGGTTACCGCTTGTCCAGGCATCAACTGACAAGGACATTATAGGTCTTTTATCTGTATTCTCTGCAACTGTCATTTGTGGTGCTGTTGCATGTTCGATGGTAGGATTTAATAACTTCCCTTCGCCAGTGCCGATAATGCTGTTTATCTGGTATCCATTAACCAGACCTAATTTCATTCTTAACACCTGGACTTCATCCCAGGTCACATTAGCAAAATACCCAACACGATTGGCTGGGTATTGTTCATTCTGTTTTACTATCTGATAAGTTTTTCTTTTTTGCATATTAGTTTTCCTCCATTGTAGGGATTGGTAGCAGTGTTAAATAAGTGCTTGACCCAGATTCGAATGAGTCAACTATATAATGGTTATCTGGTATTGTCTGTGGAATATTATTCCACTTTAATGACAGATAGCCTCCCTGTCCCATATATTTAAGGACCGGAAATTTAGATGCATCGGCCCTGATACCGACAACAGGACTAATCTTGTTGTGCAGCACTCTGCCACCGCATAGGACGATAGCTTCTGGACCAAATTTTTCTTTAGCAGCCTGGACAATCGGATTATCCTCTGCTTGACTTATTACCAAAGAAATCGTAGATTTCAATGGTAGATTGATGTGTAGCATATTGATCTACTCCTATAGTTTTAGCCCTGCTAGTTACTGCTAGCAGGGCTAAGTTTATTAATATTGTTAATTATTGTCCAATACAGGTACTAGTTTCAACAGATAATTTGACTGCTGAATATTACCTGTTTTGCTGGCCCAATTGTAATATTGAGCCTGCTTAATGTCTTTAATCAAATAATCACAAATTGGCATTTCTGCCAACAACTGAGACATTGGAACTCTTGCTGACAGTTGGCCGAATGTTAATCTCTGCCCAACATGCAATGTGTTATTCTTAACAGGAATGGAATATGAGCAGTACATATTCTGTCCTGATAATCTATCAAGTTGAAGCATTTGCTCCATTGAAATGATAGAGGTAAGAAATCTTGAAGATAGATTTGATAAGAGAACACCAAATAAAGCTCTTGGTTCTATCTCTGATGTTTCTATCTGGTATTCTATTAAGTCTTTGATTTCATTGAAATCTAAGCCGATTTCCTCGGCAATAGATTGAGATTCATCGTCTTTTCTGTACCAGAGATCTTTGATCTCAGCTAGCAATATTTCTGCTGCCAAGATGTCAACAGCTTTTGCTTCTGCCAATAATGACTTGCCGATATTTTTCATGTTGAAGTATGCAGAACGTTCGCAAGTGAACTCCTGCGCCGCTTCCACCGCAGAGGTGAAAGCCTTAACTGCTTTTGGATCGGCTAGTTCAATTTTATCCAACTTTTCGTGTAGGTTTTGATAGAGTTCAGTTATTTCTAATTTGAACACTTCAGGATCTTGTCCTTCCTTAATGAACATTAATTTCTGCACTGTTCCATTCAGTTTCTTTACAACCTCAACGACTTCTTTTTTGAAATCTATTGTTGACTTCCTGAGCCATTCATTAGTCTTATAGTCAAGACCAAGAATCTTATAAATGATAAACGGATTATTTAAATCCTCATCGTCAACGTGTTTCTTGACCGAACTTATACCCATTTGTATGATCTTGGTTAGTCTTACTCTTAATTCCCAGGTCATAAGTGCTGGCCTCTCGGTTATTATTCTTCTGGCAAAGTTGTCGAATGTTCCGACGATTCCTGAATGTAGAATTATGTTACTATAAGACATCATTAATGCAAGATGGCTATTAGTACAGTCAACTGGCGTTTCGCCTTTGAATTGCACTGTGTTGTACCACTGAATCTCAGGTACATTCTTTGCAAGCGATATGATTCTTGGATCATCAGTAATCACAATCCCATCACCGTCGCAGTCACGACCTGCGTATTGGATAAACCATCTATCTATCCATTCCATATTTTGTTCATTTGTGTTCAAACAGATCACACCATCGTAATCTGGTTTATACATAAATTTCACCAGCACCTTCATAAGGTCAGTATGCACTGGTAAGAATGGCGACCAAAGAAATGTGAATTCTTTGATCTGATTCTTGAGTTTACGGTCGCTTGTGAAGATAATAAAGTTTGCAGAGGACGTATCGCAATATGCACCAATCTGGCCCGCATAGCCAGATACATTAAATTTATGTAAAGCACGTGAGATATTGGACAAGAATTCTTGTTGGGCTTGCATAGTGATGCCCGGCTCACCAAGACATATTTTTGCAAGTAACTCATTGTTAACCGGTTCAACTACAACTGGCATTTTATTGCCAGTATAGGTGAATTGCTGATGATTTGCGGTTGCCTCCCAGGGTTGCACTCTATAATTAGACAATACGTTCATTCTAATCGCTCTTGCGCCGATTTTTAGCGCCTTTACCTTATTTTTACCATCATATTTGCTAATGGCGGATTTTAATCCACCATAATAGCCAACCGGCATTTTCGAGAACTCATCGGACTCAACAGTCCCCTTAAAGAATGTTCCGTCTTCGAACCATATAGTGATTTGAGATAGATTCACATCGAATCCAAATCTCTTCGACAGTTGTTTAACTACCTCTCTTGGAAGTACTACAGCTCCAAGATCGAACTGATGTTCTTCCTGAACAGTAATATCAATGTCTTTGATGTATTCTGTGTGGCCATGCCTTTTCAGGCCAGCTACAAAATCATTCTTGGACTGAATGTTTTTAGATTCAATCCAAGGTTTCAATTCAGAAGGAATCGGAACATCTGTTGGCCAGTAGAAGGTCTTATTTTTACCACTGGCAATTAACATATACTCACGGCTTTTCACCGTGATCTTTTCTTCTGGTTTCAATACGATTGTATTATATCTTTTCCGGCCTTTCTTGTCGGTCCAATTAATGCCGACTGATTGCCCAATATTCTTTCCTTTCTCGATGATGTTCCATACCATTTCCAGAACTTCCGGAAATAGTTGTGGTCTTTGATAGACTGGCGGAATCGTAACCTTTACCTCATTTCCATCCTTATCTATTATGGTTTGCGTGTACGCTTTTCTCTTCGATAAATACCAGATTGGCCTGTATTTATTATCATAAGCCACAACAACCGGTAAATCTTCTACCAGTTTGCTGTGATTTATTATCTGTCTAATGATTGTATTATGATTTAGCTTTTGGATTATCTCCTTAGCCTTGTCTACAGCATCTATGCTGATATAATACCAGTATAATCTGATGCTTTTACCTAGATATCCATTGTGAACAATAACGAGAAGCTCTTTTGCCTTCTCTATTGAAGGACTTACTAAGAGCAATGTTAAAAGAGCCCAAATTGAATATAACATGAGTTACTCCTATAAATTTGTTTGTAAAAATGTTTAATAAATTGGCTCAATGAAATCAATTTAAATTGCAATATTGGGTAGGTTGTCAACTTAAATTGCACACTTATCCCAAGCCACGATTAAGTGGTTAAAAAGGTAGGTTTATGTGATTAGTTAGATTAGATTAGTTTGTGCGGATTAAATGTTCAATAACATCGTTAATAAGTATAAATTCTACTTCAGGTGTCTGAGCAACGTTCTGAAACCTTGCAACTGCAGCTACGTCCAGCAAAGATTGATACATATCTCTGCTGTCAATATCTGCATACATACCGGCTGCGGTTACGTATGCCAAGTATCTGACCCCTTCATTCTGTGTCATCCAGCCGAATTCTAAATCCGGATCTGGAAGACAGTCTGCAATGTTCATATGAAGCAGTTCTTTCGCTTCCATATTGTTTCTCCTTATATATGGTGAATAGTTTTGCTAGAGACCGGAACCCTAGGTGGCTCGCAACGGATATCAATTAACATCCATACTAACCATCTTTTAATACCCGGTCTTTCGTCTGTAAATACTCTACAAATGCTATATAAACAAGTCGGTTATTACAGTTTTTTAATACTATTCTTGTGATTTTTTGAGGAGAAATTTATTCTTGTTTAGACTGGTTTTCAGTCAATTTAAATTGATAACCCGGTGCCTCGGTCTAATTTTAAACTTTTGGTTTTCATTTCAGCGATTCAAATTTTGAAATTATAAAATATTATTTATGGGATTTAGGATTTAGGCGGGCCAGTTGGCAGGTAGGCGCTTTCGCGCGCAAGTAGAAGAGATAGATATTACTCCTTGCTATATGTCACTTTAACTATTGATAATGACAAAGAATATTAATAAATTAGATTGCCATTTTAGAAATTAATATTTCCATTCCGCAAGAGAAATATTTTGTTTATTCTTTAGGGAACTTTAAAAGTGAGGGAATATAGTGTTTAGTAAGTACCTACAGAGTGCTATTGATAATCTTAATATACCACAGAAAGACGCTGCCGCTTTATTAAGAATTTCAAATAGTGAGCTTTCAAAAATGCTCAATCAGGGGAAACAACCAAAGTACGACCAATTGATAGATATTATGCGCACATTCAATCTGCAGGTTGAGTCGTTTTTTCCTTTGGACCTAATGAGTAGTAACAATATCAATTGCCCACAATGCGGATACGAGTATAATAAACCTATTAGTGCTCAATATCCGTTTCGTTTTCAGTTATTATTCTATGACAAGCAACATAAATGTGTTGCACTATTGCTGTATATTGATTCTATAATGAACGAACCGCCGGTTACAAGTCGTCTATCGAAGAAGTTCTTAATTAACTTTTTTGTTTTCTGTATTAAAGGGGGTGTTTCGTATTCCAATAAGGGCGGACCACTTGTATCACTGGCCCCCGGAAGTTTTGCATACGTAAATTCAGGCGATGCAAATGTTATATCTTACAAAGACAATACAAGATTATTTGTATTCGGCACCGGCGAAAATGTACCGCGACTTGTCGATCTAATGGCAACAAATCCGAAAAAGATTTTGGAGAAATTTCCAAAACAGAAATAATATTTTCCAAAACCATTGACATGTTTATTTAATCTCATTTATATTTCGGTTCCTTAGATATATCTAAGGGGAGGGACTTATAGTTGGATATTAAATAACGGATTTTTTACATTTTTCAACGAGGTCGTTTTGAAAAGCGAAACAGAAAAATTCTCCGATATTCTACTTATGCTTATTAAGGAAAAAAGGATAAGCCAAAAAGAACTCTCTTCCAGCGCCGCAATAGCAGAAAGTGATTTAACAAGGTTTTTAACGGGTGAAAGAGAACCTAGATATTCACAACTTAATTCTATTGCTGATGTACTACAGGTGAATCCTTCTATATTTTTTCCTGAAAACTATGCCTTGCTGCGGGCGCAAGGACATTGTATTGACTGCCCCGCATTGAAGTATGAGAGAACTATTTTTCCAGGTCCAAATAGTACAATTCAGTTTCTATATGAAGAAAAATTACTTCAGACATTTATTTTTATTCTTTATATACATGCAGATATACCTGAAGCAACATGGCCCGTAAAATTGCTGAATTCGTATAATTCATGTTCAAAAATTTTCAAGGCAGTCAAAAAATCTTTTACTGTTAATTATGCCGGGGGAAGTATTGTGATAAGTGAAGGAGGGGCATACAGCGCGGTTGGTTATGAACAGTCTTATGGGCTGGCTGTAGGTGCTATATTAAAAATTATATTGCTGGGAAGTGGTGTTACGGCGTTTAAGGATGACCTGATTCGATTTTGCGAGAGGATCAATCCCTATCTTCCAAATATACAACAGGCACTTTTTGTGTCAAATTATTAAGTATGAGCCCGGACTATACCGGGCTTTTTATTTTCTGCAAATACTTTTTATACTGTTTGCGTGTATAAAGAGTATATTCTTTTATCCCATCCTTCTCGGCAAATCTTACGGCAGCCAAACGTGTAGGAAAACAATCTATAATGTTACATCCACTGATGAGCAGATAAGGATTCGTGACTTCATATTCAGTCGTATCAAGAGAAATTAGTTTCATATTGTCAACTTCCTGTTAATTGTCAATAAAAAAGCCGAACACGTCTAAGGTTAACGAACGCATTCAGCTTTTCTCTATAGTTTTAAGCCATCGAATTTCACAAGAGGAAAAATAACAATCAGACTTCGCGGGGGAATAAGATCGTGATGGGGGGTATCACAATCTGTTAGCGTGGCATGTTGTCTCGCCCTTAGTTTTATTCGAAGCCAAATTGAAAACTCCTGTCTTTTAGCTTACGCCTCGATGCAACTTATAAAGTTCAATAATTACTTTAAGTAAATCATCTTCTTAGTTGATCTGTTTTGTTCTCCTTCCAATTGATAAAAATAAACGCCGCTCGAAAGATTTTTCGCCTGCCACATATAACTGTAACTGCCCGCTGCCTCAGCATGGATCTTTAAAGATTCTATTGTCTTACCTGTTGCGTCAAAGATATTAATCATATACTCACCCGGCACAGAAATTTCATAATCTATTCTTGTCATACTGTTAAAAGGATTCGGATAATTCTGTTTAAGAGAATACCCATCCGGATTATTATTCTTGGCTACTGATGTTGTTGCCTTGCCAAGTTCATATATCTCAGTATCAGAAAGAACATCATTTGCAGTATATCTGTATATCCACATATACAATAATATTCTGTTATCATCCGTGATACAAGAATAACCATTATAGCTTTTATCTATAGCCAGCCATTCTTTTATAATCTTGTTCGTTGTAATATTTATCAATGAAGTATATGCTACATTTGGACTTCCGTCTCTTGTTGCGCGAAGAACCAAAACATCATTATTATCGATCTTTATCAACTGAATTCCGCTGATTAAATCGCCGGATGGAAATGTTTTTAAATAAATAGTTTCCAGAGTATTAATATTATAAACCTCTAGTACACCTGTCACTTTATTGAATTCATAATAACCAACAACAATATTGTTTATATCATGAAGAAGATCGATAGAATAATTACTTTCTTCAATAGTTGACATTAAGAGCTTCGGCTCCTGTGAAAATAATAGCGAATTGAGAAAAATAAGTGATAGTACAAGTAACCTTTTCATATAACTCCCGTTAAACTCGGGTAAAATATAATAAGTAAAAAAGAGATAATCAATTCGATACTTTATTATAAGCCTATACTCGATCTTTTCTTAAAAACAACATAGTATAATCGATTTAACTGATTCTTATCTAGTATGATACGTTATTCTACGCAATTCCCTGTTGATTATACATTTACCTGTCTTTTTATTGCTGCTCATATTTAACGATAATAGTATTTAATGAAATTCACATCAGAATCTATACTGAAGTTACTGGATACCGTAAAGGGTTCGTATCTGGAAGCTTTCTATGGTCTAGTCAAGATAAAACGATTAAAGCACGAAAATCCGGATTCCTGTGCCTATGTACGCAAGGCTGAAACAATATTTTATGAATCTGGCGAATATGATAAGCTGATTGGCATTATTAAACAGATACTGGAAGAGAATGAACGAAGCAGACAATAATATATTTAACGATGACTTTGCCGCATTTGCAAGAAAAGTTAATGAAGCTATAAAAAAGAATAATCTTGAAAATGAAGAACATCCTGAAGAGAGTCTGAAGAAGACATTGCCCAGGCAGGACAGTTCAGAATATGGCAGTGTGGCACTTGTAAATCTCAACGATATGGCACTTACAACCGAGGGACAGTTAACAAGAACGGGTTTTTTTGAAAATCTTACTATTAACAGAGAAAAGTACAAGGATATAGTCCTTACCAGGGAGGAAGCAACTAGTCTTTCTTTATCATATAGGAACTTAGCCACAGGTGTCAACTCAGTGGTTCCGTTGATATGTACTGCAGAGAAATGCCCGTTCAATAACGATTGTTGGTATTATGAGCACGGCAAGGCGCCGATTGGCAGAAGATGTCTGGTTGAATATGATTTACTGGCATTCCACACAAAAAGATTTATGGAAGAACTTGATGTCGATCCGACAAATCATACTGAACTTATGCTGGTCCAGGAATTATCAGAGCTAATTATCTATGAGATGAGGCTGAATAACACTCTTGCAAAACCTGAGAATGCAACGTTGATGGGTTTTCGTACCAAGTTTTCACCTGACGGCGAAGTAATAGAAGAAGAAGTTGAGCACTGGGCTCTCGGTGTTAAAGATAAAATAAAAGCGAAAAGAATAAAAATTTTAGATTTGCTTATGGCGACAAGGAAGTCAAAACAAAGTAGCAAACACAACGAAAAAGAAAATACACAAAGCTATATAAGTTTTGTTAGGGAAATAAAGGAAGCTATAGCCAACGCTACAGAGATTCCCTATGTAGAAGAGGAAGACGGGAAGAAATAATGTATCAGATAAACATTCCAAAAGAATACGTTTTGGAACGTCCGGCATGCTATGATGAATATAAATTTAAAATGCATCTGGCAGCAATGCTGACAATAACAAATTTCATATCTCTTTATGAATCAAGTAGCAAATTATTTAACAGTTTCTTTGAGACCGAAGAACATGCACAGATAGCGTATGATTTGCTTAGATATATAATGGATACTGAAGAAATATATAATCAAGAAATTATCAAGAAACGCCTCATCATTTCAATGTGTGAGAGTGGCTTTTTTGGATAAGTGAAAAATCAAGATGAAGAAAGACAAAATAAAATACAGGGTGACAGTTGACCGTGAAGATGGTGCATCTTTAACTGTCGGCAAGATTAAAAAAGTTGTGATGACTTTTATAGTTGAGGATGGATATCTGTCTCAGGAATATATTGAAAAACTCATACCTGCATTAAACTCTGTGTTGCTTCATGAAGTTAAAAAAATCAAACATCAGTAACTCTATGCAATGTCTGTCAGTTGAATATATTTCTACATGTACTCTATACGAAGGATGTGAGATTGTTGTCAAGTTCAATGACAATGAGGTTCGCGCCAAATCCATACGGCTTGACATATATAACGATCATATAGGTGGTGAGTTACAATTAAGTCTCATCAACACACTGCCTATCGGTAGTAGAATTGATATAACTATTATAAAAGATACCTACGAAGACGAACATAAACAGCATATAATTATAATTAAAAATGCCAGCCAATATGCATGCGGGCGCAGAAAATTTGCTTTCACTTCAGATTCACTTGAGACAATGTACCTGCACAGCTAATAATGAATAATCCATATCCGGTTAACATAGCAGAATTAAATGCAGTTGCCAAGGATAGAGGTATTTTCTTTGATACCGAAACCGGAGGTCTGCTTAAGAAGCATAGAATATATTCATATGCTTCGTTGCCGTATAATGCCAAGTCAGGAAGTCTGAATGCTAAATATCTTAGTAACCCTGATATGTCCAAGTGGTCTGTTTACAGCAAACAGGGTTATTCTGAAGTTCTTAACCAGTTCAATAAAGACAACATAAAGTCCAGTCAGTTTACATCGAGTATCTCCGAGTCTCTGATGTCTGACATTGTCCCGCACCTTAAAGGTGGCGGGCTGATAATTGGCCATAATATTGGATTTGATTTAGCAGCAATATCACAGGAACTTCCGGAAGAAACCGTCAGCGAACTAAGGGCGGCGTTCGGTGTTACAAAAGGCAAACTATCAACCGCTGTCAGGTTAAACAGATCTAAAATCAACCATGAAGGATATAGATCCTATATCAGCAAGATAAATCAACGACTGAAAGTCGGCAAGGTTGCCGTCGTCGATACCAGAGATCTTGCACAGTATGCGTTTAGTATTCTTGAAGAAAAGAATATACTTACTGATTTCAAAGGAGATTATATAACCGGCACAAAGATGAATTTCTTCGGTGCGGCTCTTGGACTTGGAGAACAGTTACATGATGCCAGTGACGTTGCTTTGAATAAACATGTATATGATTTTCTTACATCTTCGCTGCATGAACTTGATACACAGGGAACACTTCGCGATAACAGGCTTGATGTATTTAAAAAGATTGCTTCACAACAAACTACATGGGCACATCAGTCGGTAGACAATTCTCTTCTCGATATGGCTTTTAATAAAGTTAAACGCGAAGAGAAAGGTAAAAAAAGATTATATGCTGTTCCGGGCGGAACTAAAAAGAAAAACATCAAGGGTAAACAAATATACATGGATACGCTTGATGAGGTGTTTGCATCGAATAAATTCGGCGGCATCAAGAGAACCAAGTATGGTTATACAAATGCCGAATATACTTCCAGGTTCAACCGGTTTGAAAATGAAGTAAGACAGATGCGCAATGCTGGACAGAGTTTCGGCGATATAGAAGTAGAAATATTAAACAGAAATAAGAAAGCAGAAGACAGAATTATTAAGTCCATAGCAGGATCATCGGGGTCTGCTGCAATGGACGGCTTTGGATGGATAAGCAGAAATAAAAAGTGGCTTAAACCTGCCGGTATCACTGCCAGTATAGTAGGCGCTGCTATGTTATATAGTGAGTTGTCTTCAGGATATAACGCTCCCCCACCCGGAAGAATCTCATCCAAAGATGACACTTATAATACTATCGAAGGTTTGCATCCTGGCGGAGGCGTTAACAAAACAAATATTCAGTCTATGACTGATTTCGGTTCAGGGTGGAATGGTAAGTATACTGCGTTTACTCTCGGAGCTTTTGTTGGTGCGGCTAAAAAATACGCTGATAAGAAAAACGGTGAGGAAGATAAAAGAAACGGTCTTGTTAATTTTGCACTCTCATTTGCAGACGATGCTGCTATCCTTGGTATAAATGCATATTTAAAAAGAGCAAAAACACAAAATCAAACACTGCTCAAAATAAAGAATATTCTAAACTCAGATAAAATGCAATATGCAATGGCTGCATTCGGTGGTTATTCTGCAGGCGAATTGCTGGTTGGCCTGTTGCCTGTTTCGAATAGAATATCTGCCAAAGATGATTCATACAATACCATAGAGGGGTTGCATCCTAATGCTGGTCCTGGTTCCGTTAATAAATTTAATATAAAGAAGATGACTGATTTTGGATCAGGTTATCAAGGACCAAATCCGCAACTTAACCCTTCATATAATGAAGCTGAAGATATATACCGCTATCAGATGGTCCGTGCTTCAAAGATCGGATTGTCAGACGCAGATCTATACAAGTACATGACAGAAGAAGATAAAGAGCCAAGCGAATACGTTGCAGCATCAGCACAGGCCGGTACTGCATTGCATCAGTATTTACAGGCACAGGAACTTACAAACGGGACTGCATCAAATGCAGAAGTTCTTACTGTTAATTATCAGCACGGTATTTCCGGTCATATGGATATAAAAACCGCCCAAGGTATAGGTGATTATAAAACTGTTTCGGGCGGAATTTTTAATGCCATTCAGAGAGAAGGAAAACCAAAACCACAGCATGTTGCACAGATGCAATTTTATCTTGGCAACACCGGTACAGAGCGTGGTTATCTGCAGTATATCAGTCGTGATAATTTGAAACAACAGAAAACATTTATTGTCAATTATAATCCTCGTCAATACGAATCTCTCATTGCAAAAGTAGAACGCACAAGAGCAAGAGTTGAAAACGATATTGCGCGCGGAATACTTGATAAATCATCTTTGCCCAAAACAGCAGGTCTTGAAACACTCCAGGCATATGAAAAAGACAAACCATCATTGGAAGAGATGGCATTACAGCTTGACGAGAATAGGAAAATTTTCAGTGAGGAGATGTCGTATCTTCGCACGATAAAGAGAGGCATGCCTACAAGCGGCGAAGGTTATAGAAGAATAAAAGAGAAGCGGGAACAGGTTATGACATCTACACAAGGTATAGGACTTCAAATCTGGTCACAACACAACCAACACCATCTAATGTAATTATTTATGAAAAAACTCAATACTATATCAAGAAATAATGAAATAATAGCTTTATATAAAAGTGGAATTACAGTCGCAAACCACATTGCTAAACAACTTAATATTACGCCGTTTGTAGCAGAATCTGTGTTAAAGAAATATGGATTAAAACCAACTGGAGTAGGTGCGCCAAGGTTAAATAGATACAACAACAATTACTTCTCTACAATTGATACAAATGAAAAAGCATATTGATTAGGGTTTATTGCTGCCGATGGAAGTCTTCATAGTAAAAGAAAATCTGTCAATATACGTCTGGCAATCAAGGACTGTGATCATTTGTCTAAGTTTGGCAAACTGTTTAACAAATCGATAACAACAAACAACAGTGCTTGTTATATTAATATTTTATGCGCCCAACTATATGAAGACATAATCAACAAACATATTACCCCCAATAAAACTAAAACATTAAGTGAACAGGTTTTTGATAAAATTCCACAACAGTTTTGGCACAGTTTTATACTTGGATATTTTGACGGTGATGGATATTTGGGGACTAAAACCGGGGTACATTTTGTAATTGTATCTGCAAGCAAACCGTTTATTGAAAGACTTAATTATATACTCTCAACAGAAGTCGGTATTATACATAAACAAATAACAACTAATGGAAGCATTTCAGGCTCGAATACAATTCAATCAATAATGTAATTGCTATTCAAAATTACTTATACAAAAATAACACAACATACCTTGAACGTAAAAGAAAAACTATTATTCCATCTAAAGTTAATTATTGGTCACAAGAAGAACTTGAGTTATTAAAACAAATAGATCCGCATAGTGATTCAAATGAAAAGTTGTTAGTTACGTTTAAAAATAGATCGGTACACTCAATTAAAACACAATGGTATAAAAAAGTATTTAACAACAGAAACAAACATAATATAATGTAAGGAGGCATATATGCCTAGTGTCAGTGGTTGGTCAAAATTTGGGAAAGACCTTCTGCCAATCGGCGGAAAAGTTCTAAGACAAGGTATTGTCGGAGGCGTACTCGGTGCGGGCGGCACTTATGCCGTTAATAAAGCTGGTGACGATAATTATTCGCTGGGAACCGGATTCCTTATCGGCGCAGGTGCTGCTATAGGATTAAAAGCCGGTAGGACATTTAAGAATGTAGGCAATGCTTACAAGGCTGCTGGTAGTCCTACTCTCAATCTGGGTAAAAATTTTGGGTCTTTTAGCTTTAAAAACTCCTTTAGTAAGGCTGGTGATTTCTTTTCCAATGCAGATAAAAACTATAATAAAGCTTTTAGCACGGGAAGGGCTACCGGCTATGCAAACTCAGCTTTTGATTCCGCTGTTAATACCGTTTATACTTATCAGATGGGAGATACGGCATATTACATGCGGCGTGCACAGGATGCTATGAATTCTAAAATTCCGGCAACATTATCGAATAATATGAGTGCATTTGTACGTGGTGCAGGTCATGGTGCTATTGGTGGAGCTGTGATTGGTGCGGGTTACGGTGCTTTCAGCGAAAGAGAATCAATGTTTGGCGGCGCATTTAAAGGCGCAGTAATGGGCGGTGTCGCCATGGGTGTATATCGCAGGGCCGGACTTAGCTATGCAAGACCATTTAGAAAAATTGCCAGTACATACGGAAGAAAGGCATAAACAATGTATATGTCACAAGAAGATAATGTCAATTACGGGAAAATGTTTGGTTATGGCGCTCTTGGTCTTGGTGGATATTATCTTGGCAGGTCTCTTCTGAAACGAGAAGAAAAGTTCTATTATAATAACTATGAATCTGTCAGAAATTTTTACGACAAACATAAAATCAAGCCCGGACTAAAAGGTAAACGCCAATCCATATTCAATAATCTCAAAGAAGAAATCCGCGGTTACAGGCCGGGAAGAACACGCCTTGCAAACGAATGGGATGAGACTATACATGGAATATTATGGCCGAAACATAATGTCGTTGCATCTGAATACGAAGAGCAGATGATCAATGGCACTAAAAAAAGTATAATGACAAAAGCCGGAACAAAGATGGCAACACCATCTGCTCAGAGCGCTTTTATGTTGCTGTCTGTAAATCAGGAGATGCAGCAGAGAGGACTTGGCGGTATAGGCGTCGGTATGGCCCGTGAAGTCGGCGCATCATTAGGGTATAGAATCGGTTCAAGCGTCGGCGGTTTTGTCGGCGGAGCAGTCGGCGGAGTAATCGGCGGATTTGCAATAGATGTTCCATTAAAGATGGCAAAGATCGGTAGGCGATGGTCTATTCCTGATGTAGGTGGACACTTCAAGGACAGCGAGGCAGCAATGACAATGCGCGCCCGATCTTTAAATGCAATCCGCACCTCTCAATTCAATGTTCGCTCCACTCTGGGCAACGAAGCCTGGAATCTTAACTACGGTATGTATTAATAAAAATACTGCCCTCCACTCACAACTTCGGACTACAATCAATGGCTAAAGCTAAAAGAAATGCTGCACCCAGAGAAATGCAGCCAATAGACGAACGTTTATCAGTAAATATATCAAACGATGATTTAAAAAAGTCATTAAAAATAAGGAGAGTTAACATACAGTTTCGCAATGAATCTCAGAAAAAATTCTGGGAACTAATGTCAGAAAATGAAATCACACTTTGCGCTGGTCCTGCGGGTACGGGTAAATCTTTTTTATCGGTCTGGAAAGCAATTGAATTATTCGGAGAAGAAAACTCTCCATACAAGCAGATAATAATATTAACTCCAGCGGTCGAATCAGAAGAAGAACTTGGATTCCTACCTGGCGATGTCGATGAAAAGATGGCCCCATATATATATTCAACTGTCTACCTGTTCTCAAAAATTCTTGGTGAAAAGAAAGTAAACAAGCTCAGAGAACGTGGTCTGCTTCAGGTTGTTCCTCTTGCATATATGAGAGGACTTAATATTGACAATGCTATTGTCATCTTTGAAGAAGCGCAGAACTGCACAAAAGGACAGATGAAAACATTTCTTACACGTATAGGCGAGAATACAAAATATTTCATATCAGGCGATCTGATGCAGTGCGACAGAAAAAGGGGCAAAGAAGAAAACGGACTTCTCTTTGCAATAAAAAAACTTAGCGATATAGATGGCATTGGCGTCTTTAACAACTTTAAAAGTTCAGATATAGTACGTAACAAACTGATTGAACCGATACTTGAGAGGTTCGAGGATGTTTAAGTATAATTCAAAAGCATATATCAGGTGGCGCGACAAGATTTTCAGACGAGATAAATTTCAATGTCAGCTCTGTGATTGCCGTGGAACCATAAATGCCCATCATATAAAACGCAAAGTCGACTTTCCGAAACTTGTATATGAACTTACCAATGGAATAACACTATGTGAAGTATGTCATCAGATAATAACAGGCTATGAAGGACTGTTTATAAACCTGTTTATAGGCATCGTAAAGAAAACGTTGCAGGTTGAATTCATATATCAATTCTTCTCATATCTCACACAATGTCAGCCGGAAATTGTAATTCAATTTAAGAGACAAGACAAATGGTTGAAGATACCGAACGCACTTATAAAGAAGATTAAAAGAACGAATGTCAAAAACAAAAAAGCCAAATAAATTTATAGTTGATCCATATAGTCATTTTTATGAGATCTATAAAGACGAGGAACAACTCGAGGCAAAGATCGAGGAATACCAGTCTGTCGATGCCGACCCTGAATTTCTGAAGGCTACATTCGATCAGCAGATTTCCGAGGCTAAAGTAAATAAGAAAAAATGGGTCTATCAGGCAATGCAGCATGATCCTGCTTTCCTTGTCGACCCGCGTAAGGAGTATTATGAAAAACTTCTGCCCGAACAGATAAAAACCAGATTTAACGATAATCAGCTTGATGAAGTTTTGTCAATATATGATCCGGTCTTATGGGCAGAAAAGAATCTTCTACAACGACATGGCGGATGGAAGGGCAGGACATCCAGAAAAGGAATTCCGTACCAGGCGCAGATGATACGCTGCCGTTCAAAAAGAATAGCATTTCGTGCTGGTCGTCGTATCGGAAAAACATTATCGATGGCAGTTAGGATTATTCATCGGGCATTCACCTGGTATAGCACAACATCACCGGCATTTAATATTGTACTGTTCACACCTAATCAATCGCAAATAGATTTAATATTTAAAATGGTTGAACTGCTTATTGATGGCAATCCAAAACTGATGGAAATGGTTGTCGGTAATAAAATACCTACGCGTAAAAGTCCGCACGATATGCTTGAGCTTACCAATGGCGTTACAATCAAGGGTTTTGTTTCCGGTTCCGATGCTATACGCGGTCAGCCTGCTGACATTCTTATTCTTGATGAAGCTTCATATCTCGACTCATATGATATCGATAGTGTAATTGCCCTGCTTGCAGAAAACAATAATGTAGAACTTGTGGTATCATCAACACCTAAAGGTATGAAGGACTATTTCTATGACCGTTGTTTTGATCCTGACTTTGTTAGTTTCTACTTCCCTACCGACAGGTTCCATCCGAATTGGTCTTATGAAATGGAACAGACTTTCCGCAGTCAGCTTACAGACGCCGGTTACAGGCATGAAGTTCTTGCCGACTTCTCTGCCGATGGCGAAGGAGTATTTCAGTCTCAGTTTGTTGAACTGGCAATTGAAGAATATGCCTACATAACACAACAGGTTGCTGCCGGCTGGGTGTATGGTGTTGGTGTTGACTGGAATGACACACAGAACGGCACCCAGATATATGTTCTGGGTTTTGATACTACAAGACAAAAATACCGCATTGTTGACCAGGCGTCAATATCAGTTGAAGGCTGGACACAGACAATGGCCGTACGTAAAATACGCGAACTCAATAGAAAATGGAGATGCTCATTTATATATGTCGATTATGGACATGGCGCCGGTCAGATTGAAAATATTCATGAGATGGGGTTAAAAGCACAACCTAACTCAGTAGATAAAATGCTATTGAAAGCAAAGGCAATTAACTTCTCGTCTATGGTAGAGATAAGAGATCCATGGACAAAGCAGGTAGTTAAGAAACCTGGTAAACCTTATATGGTTAACAATGCGGTCCGTGTGTTTGAAAACGGTCTTATTGAAATCAGTGATGAAGATGAAATACTAATTAAACAGTTACATGGTTATGCAATAGATCATGTAACACCCAAAGGGCTTCCTGTGTATGTCGGAGATCCCAAACTGGGAGATCACCGTCTTGATGCGCTTATCCTGGCTTTGTTCGGCTTCCATATGGAATATTCATCACTTGGCAAGCCGCATATACAAGATGCTATACGGTTTATTGAGAATAAAGAGTTCGGTCATATCGCAGGCAAAACAAACAAACCAAAATTGTCTCCGCAAGACCAGGCACTCCAGAGAGACAAGGAACGCGAACGTGAGATATGGTTAAATTCACATGCCACATCGTCTTTAAAACCAAATCCTGAAAACGGGACTGTACAGCGTAGACAAAGCGTTCCTATAAGGATCATCCGGAGAAAACCCCTTAATAATACAAATTTCAGAAAACAAATCTAATTATTCATATGGAATTAAAATTATACGTCTTTGATATAAACAACAATTGTTTCCTGCCCATAAAGACAGAGAGTATTCCGGTAATTCTTGATAAACAGAGATACGGACATACTGTTATCGCAATAAAGAATGAATCAAAGATGATTCTTAATAATGTTATAATTACTTCGACCGGAACTCCCGCATATGTAAGGTCCGCCACATCAGATTCTGTGCTTTTACCAACCAGTACAGTTGCCGGTGTTGTTCACAGTTATACAACAAATAATGCATTAAAAACGATTTTACCAAATGAATCGGTCTATCTGCACATTATAGTCGAACAGACAGGAGATGTAATAATCGATTATACTAACTTTGCTCTTGATGTCACATATACCAGTGCCCATTTTACAACTTCAGATCTTGAAGCATTATTTGAATTTACAGAAACAAAAGGTTCTTTGACAACAACAAGTTCTTATACAGATATTTCATCTACATCAGGAACATTATCTGATACCCAGATGATGTTTGGTTGCGGTATCGTCTCTTTCAAGGATTCGTCCGATTTGGTAACGTTTCCACTAAATGGCGGTCTGTCAGCTATGACATTATTCGTTAAAGTCCTGGTTGATGAAGTTGACACAGAACAGGTAATATGCAGCACGAGTGGCTTTGCATTTGGTTTAACTGCGGCACGTGAACCGTTTGTGAGACTTGGCGCAAGTACCGTTAAGGCTGACGTTTCTGCTGAAGATTATAATGAAGTTTACACATTCGGGGTCTCACTTACATCAACAGACGATATAATCATATCTGTCAATGGCAATGTCGCGGCATTGGTTGATGTTCCCGAAGAAGCAGTAGACCTGTCAATAGATGGCAATATTGTAATTGGCGGAAGCGACTTCAAGGGGAATCTTCATACACTTGCCTTATTTACCACTCCTTTAACCTACAGCGAACACGTCAACACATGGAATAAATTCTAATGGCTGAACAGAAATTAAATGATGACATTACCACAATTGGCAGTTGGGCAGTAAGGCTTGCCGGTGATATTAAAAAGCTTCAGACATTCAACTTGTCGCCTGTAGAAGTAACCAAGGATCAGTTAATACAGCTATATATACTCCTCTACCCTTTTATCGCAAGCGAATACGTTCATAAAGACGATCTTGAGTTGTGGGCTAAAGATATAAAGGATGAAATAAAGAAAGAGTTTGAAAAGACAAATAAAAGTATTGAAAGTATAGACAGTGCCTTAAAATCGCATTCACATACCGTACAGGTTCTTCCTAATACACACAAAGGTGGTACAGACTCAACTATAGCATCTACAACTATAGAATCCGCAGATACATTCTCAACACAACCTAAAGCACACAACACCGGTGAACAGGATTATGTCGCCGAAACCAGCAACTATACTAAATCAATGAAACACAGGAATCCTAGAAAAACCGCTAAAGAATTCTCCCCCGTTTTAAGTGTTTCCGAAGAGTTCAGCAATGCATCCAAATACAGACCATTTGATGTTGATGAATCTACAGTTGATACAGGTGATAATGAATATGTCAATAACGGGAACTCCTAATGAGCATATCAAAAGAAGATTCAAATAAATTATTTAAGCAACCTGTCATTCGGCGTGACGAGCCGACCGTTGAAGCGGCGACTTATATAAATGAAATTACAAACAGTAATGACTCTCCGGAAGAACAATATAATAATTTTATAACTGAACTTGATACGTTTTCATCCGCTACTCAGAGTCTTGTCAAAGATTATATCAAGATACTCAATGTATTGACAGCGCGTTCGGCTATGCTTGATCTTAATATGCCAATCAGTATTGATGACTCTGTGCTGATAAATGCTGTACAATCTTTGTATGGTGCACAGTTGACTGAATTTACATATGGTCAATATACAGATCTCTTAAAACTTGAGAAGTCTATCGCCGCCGCAGAGGTGTCGAATGCAGTTCTCCAGGATAAACTGGATTCATCACTGAAAGATACCAGTGTACCCAGTAATCCTGTATTGCATTCTACAGCAATAATAAAAGACAGGTACAGAAAATTTCTTATCGATAAGGGAGCAGAAGATTTTTTTGTTACCGATATAATAGTCGATCATATAGCGCAACTTAATTCTAATTACGACGCGATACAAAACTTAAGTAATACAATCCAGTCTGACGACGACGAGTTTAAGAATAAACTTAAAAAACTGTATGAAGATTGTATCCCGTGTGATGCGCGCATTCTTTATTCAATTGAAAGGTTTAAAAAAATACAGCCGTTCAAGGATTTTGTTAATCATTACTATGGCAGCCTGCTTGCTTCGCTGTCAACGCTTATTGATCTGAAGACCCATCTGGCAGGACTGCATCTGATGTCAAATGTATGTTCGATAATAGAAGGGTTGATGAATTTTGTATGTCTGCCTGATTTAGCTGGTATCTTGAGCATGCTGAACTTTATGCAGGAGAAATCAAGAAAACTTTTTATTCAATATGCATATCAATTATCATTGCCAGCAGGAAGTCTTAATATTTTTATAACAGGCGCACTTGATGCGTTGTTGTCGATTATTACAAATCTTGTAGGCACTGTATTCTCTGCAATAGATTGTATTGCAGATGCACTTGAAGCACAACTTATAAAGGTAAACGTCAGTGCAGATACGGTTGACCTTACTATATCGAAAACAGCAAACAACATACAGAATCTGCAAACAGAGTTTGTTAATATCATGCGCACCGGTTCAAGAAGTATAAAATCATATGTTGGTGGAATAACATCTGAGATAGAAAAGGCCACTCAACTTTCCGTAACAAGCGAAGGCGAAATGATAAGCATGCTTGTGGAACTCGAACAACTTGGCAACTGGGCCAGTTTGATATATGAAATGTATGAGGCCGGGAAAAATATTGGATCTATCAAATCGCGCGCAAAACTAAGTGAATATTTTTCAAAAGTTAAGACTGCAATATGCGCAGCAGCATATTCCACAAAACCATGGCTTACGTATATAGATGACTTAAACGATGTCCTTCAGGATGAACTTGATTCTCTTTATAACGACGAAGAAGCAGATACAAAGTCTGCCCAGACTGCGGTTGTAACAAACACGGTGCCTGGAAATTTAGTTAAGTCTGTTAATGTAGCCGTAATAGTTGACGTTTCAATCCCTGACGATTTCTTTGATGATGACTCTGTTAATATCCTTGATAATTCTGTTCTACAAGACATCAAAGACGATGTTGATTATAAAATATCACTTGAACAGGGTGCGAATATTTATCAACTTGATCAGAAAAAGATCGACACCTATAAAAAAACAATTACAAAAATAAATAAAGCAAAAAGTATTCTTGCAAAACGGGTATCAGTTACAAATTCTACATCACAAATTACAAAACATCCAAAACTATTTCTCGATTTCAAGTCATGCATAAATGCATATGGCCTTGAAGAATACTCTCAGGAACAAGTTGAAGCTTGGATTAACAAGATAACCAGCCGATAAAATACACGAGCCCTAAAATGAATATTCAATCAGATTTTATTAATCTAAATGATTTAAATGTGCTTGAACTGCCAGGTGTGGCAGGTTCAGGCAAACCGATAAGTGTTCCATTGAAAACACTGCCGGTAAAACGTAAGAATGTATTCAACTTCCGCAAGTATAACTTTACCGAAGAAGAATATCAGATTCCGGAATACAATCTCTATGAAATCAGTACAGCTGAGGATGCAGACGGTATTATACGGCAGGCTATTAAAAAGAAAAGAGCCTTAAGTGTAAAACAGGGCTGGGAATTGATTGGCAAAAATAATGCAACTGTTGCATATGTAAGTCAGCGACTTAAACAGATTGAAATTGCACAGAATTATCCATTCAGACTGCTTGTCAAAGATACACTTGGTGATTTGGTAAGGTATCATAATGCGTTCTGGATAAAACTGCGTGACAAGAAGAATTCCGGTGGCAAAACGAGAAGAGTTAGAACCTATAATGGCGAGAAAGATCTTCAGCCGGTATGTGCTTACTTCAGAGTTGCTCCGGAGACAATGCTTGTCAAGACAGATAAATACGGGAACCCTACCTGGTATATGCAGGAAATGCCAGACGGTAGGTCAAAGGAATATGTAGCAGATGATGTTGTTCATTTTGTATTTAACAAACGTGCAGGATTTATCTTTGCCGCTCCCGGACTTCAGCCAGCTATCGATGACATCCGTGCTTTAAGGCGCATAGAAGAAAACGTCGAACTTCTTATAGAACAATATCTCTTCCCTCTTTTCATACTTACAATCGGCACAGACGATTTTCCTACCGAAATCTATCAGGACAATACAAATGAAGTTGATCTATGGACGTCAAAGATCAATGAGATGCCTGTGTCAGGTGGTATTGTTGTGAGCCACAGATTGAAATTTGATACTCTTGGTTTTGATAAAATACTTCCTGTTGAAAAATATCTCGATCACTTCAAACGCAGAGCTTATACGTCAGCCGGTGTTTCTTCGCTTGATATGGGCGAAGGTGATGGTATGAACCGTAGTACAGCGGATAATGCATCACGCATTCTTATTGATGATGTGAAAGATTATCAGCAGGAATTTGAATACCAGTTTAATTTCGAAATCCTGAACGAACTTCTTCTTGAAAGATATAATATCACATGTCTTGATGATCAAAATATTGTAATGATAGACTTTAACGAAATTGATCTTGAGTCAATGATGAAGACCGAGAATCACAACGCTCTTATGTATTCAATGAACAGTTTAACTGAAGATGAAATGCGTCATAGAAACCGCCAACCGGTCATCGATGATGACGAAGAGCGTGAGAAGTTATATCTGCATAAGTACGAAAAGGAAAAGATTCGTTTTGAAACTGAATCCGCAAAAGAAATCAATGCCTCAAAACCAAAAACAACCAGTTCTACATCTTCTTCTTCAAGTAAGGCAAAGAACATAGCCAAGAACAGACAGCAACCGACCAATCAACATGGTAAGTCGCTTGGTCCGACAAAGAGAAAGTCATCTATTTCCTCAGAAGAGGGGACTTTAAGACTATTTTTGGACAATCTGACGATTTATGACATTGATTCTACAAAAATAAGACTAATAAATCACATTTTTTCACTTGACCTGGCAAATCTCAGTCCCGATAATTGCTATCGTATTATACTGCATATTGACGACTATGTTAATGATGCCTATACAAGAATTAACAAAGGGATTATTTCGCCAGAATCCGCAACCGACCTCTTAGTCAAAAAGACAATAGCACTGCTTGAATCGCTCGACTAACTAATTTTTTGGAGATCCACACCGTGAGCCAACCATTATTTACTGATTATATCAGTCTCAGACAATACCAGGTTGAAAGAGACAGACGTAATCAATTTCTTGATACGATTCTTTCAAGTATAGAAAGACAGAAAGATGAAGTATCCGGAGATACTATACAGGGTTTGCAGGTAAAGGCAAGAGTAACACATGCCGCTCGTCTTACCGGACACTGGCATTACTACGCCCCTTATTTTGTTAAGAACGGCAAAGACAGTTTTACAAACCCCTACGAAAAACCTGCCCTGATACATCATGAAGATAAGAAAGACCCGATAGGAAGAGTTAAACGCGCAAGTTATATCGAAACTCCCCACCCTATGATTCCCCAATCTTTATATGATCAGATTATAAATACATCAGAACATAACAAAAAAACCCTTCAGTATATCAAAAAAATCAAACCATTCCTTTATGACAAGCGATTTGAAGGGCTTGGTTATATACAGACAGTAGCTAATATTACTGATCCGGCTGCAATTGAAAAAATAATCGACGGCAGATACCATACGATAAGTATAGGTTATGGTACCGACTCTTTGATATGTTCCGAATGTTTTACCGACTGGGTAAAAAGTGACGTATGCGAACATATCAAAGGAAAGAGTTACGGTTCAGGACCAATGTTTCTGATATTCGGCGACATGACCTATGACGAGTACTCATATGTCAATGAACCGGCAGATTCCATCGCTGCAAATGAAGAGATAAAGAAATTTGCAATACAGGTAAATATGTCGCTGGCCGATAATTTACAGAAAGCAAAATCCACCTTTGAAAGATCATCCCTTGTTGTTGCAGCAGTTGCACAGGATTCTCTTCTTATAACAAATCCCGAAAACACACCTGTAAGTGACCTGCAGTTATACTACTACGACAATAACAACGACACTTTTATTTCACAAGACACTGAATACAAAAACAATGGAGATATATCAGGCATGAAATTACAAGACTTATATGCACTTGATGCGCAGGAATTGCATGCAAAGATTACGGAATCTGTTTCTGAAGATCAGAGACTTGCCTTTGAAGAGATTAAAAAACTTGAAGACAAAATGTTTCTTGGTCGCGGAAGAAACTTTCCGGTACCGAACGATGCATATATTGCTGCCGTAAAACAACTAATTGAAACCGTTGAAGATTGTGAAGAAAAAACCGAATTACTTGGTTTTATTGCAGAAAGAACACCGACTTCAACCGACAACACAAATACCAATACATCTGTAACTGAAAATACAGATGAAGTTTATTACTCATTTTCAATATCCGCTTCAGGTTGGAAACAACCGGAAGGACCGGATGCAGAAAAAGAAAAAGCTATTCTTGAATTGCTTCTTTCATTATATGCAAAAGGCGGCGATGCTCTGCCTATAATTAATAAAATTCTTGAACTTAATTCTGATACTAAAGACAATATAGTTGCAGAATTAAATAAAGATCAGATTACAGAATTTGAAGGCAGAATAAACAACTATAAAAAAGAATTTGATCTGTGGAAGGACAACGAGACATCATTAAATAACCTCGTTGCCGAGATGACAGATGAATTAAAAGAAAATTATATCAATAATATTTTGAGTTTCCAGGATAAGGAAGATCCAAAGGTTGATATAGAAAAAATGAGAGACTCTTTTAAAAGTCAATCATTAGTAGAACTTAAGGCTACATATAAAAACTTCTCCGCAATATTCAATAAAGACTTTGTCCCGGCAGTTGTACGAAATACGACCAATCAGTTCGTTGTAAATTCAGAAGACAATGAAGTTACACCTGAACAGATTACAAAGCTGGAAGAACAAACGGAAAAAACTTATCTCAAACTAAGAACCAAAGATTTGCGTGTTGCTGAAAATTTCAAGAAGACGCAAAATATCAAAATACAAGACCTTAAGAAAAAAGTAAAATCAGAATAACTAAAACACAGGAGTCCACACATGTTTAAAAAAGCAAATTTGATGTATGCTTCTACCACTCCTAACATAGAGAGAAGCGAAGGCATCCGTCCCGCACAACACTATGTGCCTGCTGCTTATCTTCCAAACGTTCGATTTGACAATAAAGTCGGCGACTGGAAAGTAATCAGTTACGGTAAAGTCGTTGCACAGGATGTTAACGGAAAATTAGTTCCTGCCGGTTTGGCAATTGACGTTGTTACTGCTATTGCAAATGCATATGCAGATAAAGACGCTTTCATTGCAGCCAAAGCAAACTTCGGCAATGTTTATACACAAAATGATGTTGATGATGGCAAGAAAAACTTTGCAGGCGATGCAGTAACGGTAAATGAACCTGTAGTTGCATCCTTCTTCGCAAGTTACAATGCTGCTTCAACTTTAAATAACCCGATTGGTAAACCAACAGGTATTGCTCCTTATGACGTTTGGAAAGGTTCAGGCGCCGGACAGGATGGCAATCCAATCGATTATACCTACACTAACTATAACCTGCAGACAGGCGCATCAATATTAACCCGTTATTTCATCGAGTTACCGGTTGTTGCAAATACGTCGGGTCTTATCCTCCCGGGTATGACTGTATTTGAAGGAACACCATCTTACGGACTTGTTACATTTAACAAAAACAGTAACTTCTGTCCGTTGTCAGCGATGAGTATTTCTGCAATTTCCGATCCTGCAAATATTACCGCATCAGCTTTTGCAGCTGGCACGGGTGGCGCTCCTACAGATGCAGAACTTAAAGCTGAATTTGACAGGGTCTCCGGTGCTGTTGATACATTATTAGCCTCTATGGCAACTAATGTCAATGCAAAGATTGATTTAGTTGAATCATATGTAAATAATACATTGGGCAGTGTATTAGGTAAGGTTCTCTTTATCGACTCTACCTTCCCTAAAGATTTTCTTGAATATGTTAAAACATATTTACCAAATGTTACCAGTTTAACTGCGCTTGATAAAGCTCCGGGAACTGCAACTGCTGGTTTACCGGATAATATTACTTATGCCGGCATTACCACAGCTACAAACGCTAAAGTAGTTAGAATCAACGTGATTATATAATCCCCCCCTTCCCTCCGCAAGAGTTCGGTTGACGCCGGCTCTTGTGGGGAAGTACCTGCTTTTAAAAAACTTACAAAAAACACAAACAATTAATAAACACAAGGAGTCCACACAATGCCTTTCAAATTAAAAGACATGAAAGATTTAAGCCAAGAACAATATAGTTCTGTGTGGAAAAATAACGGTTTATTTATCGATGAAACAAGTGGCGAATCCTATCCAATCGAAATGGAAGATGCTCTTTCTCATCCTAATTCAACCCAATTTTTCCAGATAACTATTGAAAACTTGGTAAGAGAAGCCATTGAGCCGCAACTAATCGGCGCTACTCTCTTAGAGAGAATCCAGTATAAACCTGGAATGCAGATGTCATATGGCGCTATTGGTGCATTTGTAGCGGATGATATTGACGAGTCTGGTGAGTATCCGGAAGTCAGTGTGAACTTTGGGCCTGGCGCTCAGGGTATCACCATCGGGAAAGCTGGTATCGCCATGAAATTCTCCGATGAATGGAGACGCTACAGCCTTTATGATCAGTTAGGTTTATACGTTAAAAAAATGGGTCAGGCTTTAGCCCGTCACAAAGAAAAGAAAATCTTTTCAATGTTGACAAGAATGGGCGTAGTTACTCATGATAACGTTGCACCCTCCAGCTCGATCTTTGGTAATACCAATGGTTATGACGTAGACGGTACTGCAAATGGTTCTTTGACAATCGACGATATCTATCAGGCATATGGTCAGTTGTTACAGAATGGTTTCGTTCCAAACGCACTTTTAGTTCATCCTCTCACCTACACTATGTTTCTTACCGATCCTCAGTTGAGAGCTTTCGCTCTTAATCATGGCGGTGGATCATGGTTTAACGGCTGGTCCGGCAATCCATTAAACTCTTATCCTTTCGACAGAGGCATAATGAGCAAAGCAGGTCCTGGCACAAGCAACCAGTCAAACACTGTTGCTAATCTTCCTGAATACAACGGCCAGGGCGCTCCAAAACTTCCTGGATACATTGGATTCCCACTTCAGGTTATTGTATGTCCGTACATTCCTTATAACCCTGTTTCCAAATTAGCTAATATCTTCTTAGTTGATACAAACAACTTGGGAGCACTGATAGTTGATGAAGAGGCAACTATGGAAGAAGTACCTGACAGAGTCAGGGATTTGCATTTTCTGAAAATAAGAGAACGTTATCAGGTTGTCCCTTATAATGAGGGTGCCGCGGTAGGCGTATTTAAAAACGTTAAGATTACACCTAACAAGTTAGTCGTACCAGTACAGCCTACTATCTCTACTTTCACACCGATAACCCAGTCTACTTCCAATCAGATATTAAATGCTGATGGAACTAAACATAGTAATGGATAACAATGAATAAACATGGGGGCCGTAAGGCCCCTGTGATTAAATTTTATGAGGAAGGGAATGAAGATTAAAATATCACTTGGTGAAATAAAAAACACATTGTCAAAAGAGCCTATACTGGTTCCTTTCTGGTTTACCACGGACAAGACGCTGCATCTTGGTGGAGATAAAACTTCGATGGAAATTGAACTTGACAAACTTAGTTTGAATACACTCCGCGAAATAAAACTTGGTTTATCAAAAGGACTTATTACCACTGACAGTAATGAAAATATTATTTACGAAACTATCCAGAGATTAACTAAGACAACTGAGATACGAGAAGAGAAAAAACAGGAAGCTGTTCCAGTATCAAGAGATGTGCAAAGAGAAATTAAGTACAAAGCATATCTCGCTGAAGCAGAAGAAATATTAAGTAAAACCGTTGTCGAAATCAACAAGATAATTGGTAAAAATAAAACTGAAGACAACGCCTTAATTGACAATATTGTAAATCCCGGCATCGATGATATGACACTGTTAAATGCAATGCTCGAAGTCGAAAACCGAAAAGAAAAAAAAGCACGCGCATCTGTTATAAATCTCATTACCGGCAGGATTGAATTAATCAACAAAATATCAATACCGATTAACCAAATTGGTTTAATGACGAAAAGCGAATAAGATATAATGCAAGTCGTATCTACAATACCTCTGTCCGGCGCAACACTTGTTTCTTTGCTTCCGGAAATCAAAATAGTATTTGACAAAACAATCGATGCAAATACTGTTGATGATTCGTCTGTTACCTTATCTACTAACAAGACGAACATACTGGTTATAAAGGATACTATCCCTCAGCCTGAAGGTGTATTTGCAACGGATGATTTTTTTACAGATGCCTTTACCGGAATCGTACAGGGAAAAATCACTACAGACGACTGCACTCTTACTTTTAAACCCACATCAAAACTACAGTCTAATACCTTATACACGGTGAGTATTTCAAATACAATAGCTGACACTGCCGGCAATATGCCTGCAAAGATAGCCGTATTCTCTTTTACAACAAGAGAAGAGGATATGACAGAAGAAATTGTAGTGCCGATTCCAACAACAACAGTCTCTATTATTGGCAGTAATGTCGTATTTGCAAACGATACAGATATTACAACGGCAGGTATGTACGTTGAATCCACATCGCCAAAAGCCGACTCGTTTCTTATAACAGGAAAAGATATATCAGTAACATTCAGTCTTGATGTAAGTGCACAATCGCTGTCGAAGATAATTGTCTATGCAGGTAACATATTGTCTGATGAACAGCCGACGGTTGTTGATGCTGACATTTCGATTAACTCTGTTGATGATAAAACGGTTGATATAGTTCTTCCTGACGATATAGAACTTGGGAATGTAGTTATATCAATTTTTATAAAAAAGGGTTTCGCGTCAGAAAACGGAAGTTTGATGCCAAATGATTATGCATTCAGTTATGTTGCAAAACTTGATCCATATTATTCGTCAACAAAATTATTAAGACTTGTTGCAGGCACGGTTTTAACAGGTATTACCGATATCGCACTTGCGCTCTCGATTTATTATGCTTCAGAAGAGGCATATCAGACAGTTGGTAACAGGGTTCCTGATGAAAAAAGAAGAACAATTCTACGTCAGAAACTTACACTTTATACAGCGCTGTACAATATACTCGTAAATAATTATGCCTTCTCTGGTATACACGATTATGTTAAAAAAGAACTCGGTGATTTTTCACTTGCAGTCTCCAGTAAAGAGAGAATTAAACTTTACAACAGTCTTGTAAAGGATACAAAAGATAGTATTGCAAAAATCAAATCGCTTCTTGCGTACGGTTATGCCAATCCTTTCTTCAAGCGCAGTTCCAATCATATCAACAGTGACATTGGCAGAATGTGGGACAGATATAATCCAGGTGTCAACAGTCGTTTTTATGAAGATTCAAAATATATACTCGGCTGGGAAGGATTCGATGCATTCACCTGGCATGATACAATAACATACTTATGAGTTATTTAGCAACAGACACATTTAATATCTATACAGATATAGATCTGCGTTCCGGATTTGACGCGATGATATATGGTAGTGGCGACGAGAAATCGCGCGGACGTTGGGCCGTATGGCAGAGTATTATAAAAGACAACAATGGCACTTCTCTCCGCAGCAGCGATACATATAAAGTTACCGGCGAAGGCAAGGACAAAGACAGGGGTTTTGCCACGACAAGAAATGGATTTCTTTGCACCGAACGCCTAATACGCATAAAGAGTACTCCGCTAAGAATGCGTCAGGATGAATTAGTTGGAGAAGCCAGTCCTGAATCGCCGATTAAAGAGACTATTTATGTACCATCAAAACACCATGTCGAATACCACGACAATATTATCCTGATCTCCATAGATGAAACAGGTAATGTAATCAATCCTGTTACCGCAGAGCTTGAAATGACAATTATCAGAGTTAATGAAATGTGTTCCGATGATGGAAGGATAGAATTTTATCAGTGTATCTGTGAGGTACAAAAATAATGTCAAGATTTTTTGAGCCTCAGCATACAGATCCTGAAATCAATTCAATCATAGTTAATATGGTTGACAATATTGGTCCGATTACAATGCCCGATGAAGAGGTATCTGTCGGCAATTTTATAAGGGGTTATGATCTGCCGGAATTTATAGACGACCTGTATGATCTGCTGAACAAGTTACAAAGTTCAACCCAGGAATTTAAATCCTTTACGTTTAAGCCGGAACATGCATGGGGCACGGATATAAAGGATGAGCAGAATGCACTGCGTTATAGTGTAATTGCACGCAGTTACGCTACGACAGAAAAAGGCATGAAACCCCATGAAGGCCGCAAAGATTCAAGATGGAATCTTCGTGACATTGTGGAAGACAAACTAAATCCCGGCTATAAAGTTCTTGTTTTTTCAAAATTCTACGACAACACAATACGACTCGGCGCCTGGTCAAAAAACTACAGAGATGCAGACAAATTTGCATATAAACTTGAAGATATCCTTGATACGTATAGATATATTTTTCGTGCAAAAGGATTACTGCAATTAAGGTTCGAAGGCCGCGACGAAGATAAATTCAATGAGATATCAAATTTCACATGGTACTCATGCCCGCTTGTCTACCTTGTCAGAACTCAGGCTATCAAACTTGTTTATGAAAAAACACTTGAAACTCTTGCTATTGAATTAATTAAAAAATAAAACTACAAACATAGGAGATCAACAATGTACAATCAGTACCATAATCTTCCAGGCGTTTATGTTAACAAAGAGGACGGTAACTTAAGTGTTATCGAAAGCATACCTGGCGAAGTGACTTTGGTCTTGGGAACTGCTCCTGACGGACCGAACTCACTGTATCTAGTTACTGATACTATGGCTGCAGAATATTTATACGATCCTGATGGAACCAAAGAAGGCACTTTAATGAAAGGTATTTACGAGGTTCTTGAAAGTGGTGCAAAATATGTTGCTGCTTATAGAATTGGTGCTACACCTGTCATGCTTGACTTTGTAAACGGTCATACAATCGTAACAAAGAAAGCATACGATGGAGCGGGAACAGAATATAAATTATATTACAATTATAATACTTCAACCTCAGCAGAAACAATAAGAATACTCGATGCAACAACCGGTGAAATTCTTTTTGATAGTGCAGCAGGAATTGATAATGGCGAATTTTTAGTATATGGCGACGCAACCCTTACAGCATCCAATATTACAATAGGCAGTTCGTCAACATTGGCAAGTTGTCCAAGTTTTGCAGATCTGAAGAATTTCACTAATTCTTCTTACAATGTTGGTTCGACAAAAACCATTGCATTTGTAACAGACAGTAAAACATTCACAACTTCAGACAACAGTTTTAAGGCCGGCCAGGTAGTTGAACTTGCACAGACAACTGGTACAGCTGGCGACGGTGTATATATAATTGACTATGTAACATTGAACAGTTCTACATATACAGTCACAGTATCAAAAAAGCTTACATATGCAGACGGCGTTGTTACAGTAACTAACGCTGAAAACTGGACAATAACCGGCGGCGCAGAAGCAGGTACGGCACAACATAAAATTAAATTTGTTGCCGCCAATGACGGCCTTGATCTTACTTACAATGAAAAGTTTGCAGCTTTACAAAGGGCTTACTGGGATCTTGAAGCAGCAAATATTGATATGGTTTATCCTACCGGTGTTTATTTCAACGCTCCCAATGTTGTTGACAACGATGGTTTCTGTAAATATGATGAAACAGACAGTCCTAATTATGTAAGTCCTACAGGCGATTTTCTCGGTAAGATATATGAATTTACATTCAATGGACAGTTGTTCTTTGCATTCAAAAATGCATTTGACGTCAATATAGATACCGCTGATGCCTTACCTTCAGCTTATGAACTTGGTATAGATGGTTTTGCAGCTAAAGCTTTTGCAACCGGCAAGTTGTCAATTGAAAAAGTTTTGACATGTACCTCAGATGCAGGCATTACAACAGCAATAGCCGCTCCTGATATTTCTTTTAACGAAGCAAACTTCGGTCATCAGCTCGCCGTTTACTGTGACAGTCTGAGCACCAACTCCAATGAGGCTTCCGGTGTTATCGCAATGGTTGGTCCTAAAAACTATTCTAAACCTGCAGTTACAACCTGGATCGGCAAAGCCCCGACATATGATATAACGTCTGGTACAATTACACGTTCAGGAACAGGTCTGTTGGGTTATAAATTTAGAGTTGGTTCAAGAAACGTTTCCGCAGGTTTGTTTAGAACAGACAACGGATATGTTGATGGAACGCCAATCGTTGATACTGATAATGGACAGGTCGCCGATATCGGAAGGTACGTTGATGTTATAGCTCATCCGCTTATTGTTAACACATCCTATGACGGAACCACATCTGGCTATCTGACACCTGGTGCTGGCGTATACGCTGGTTTGATAATGAAACTAGATCCTAATATACCTGCAACCGGCAAAACAGTTTCTATCAAAGCAAGACTGCCGTTCACACTTCCAAAAGTATCCAAAGATGCCCTCGTTGGCGCTGGTTATATAATATATGACACGAATACCGATGGTTATGTAAAAGTAGTAGATGCCCCGACAGGCGCCCTGTCAACATCAGACTGGTCCCGCAGATCAACCTGCAGAGTAGCAGCTGTAATACTTGAGTCCATCCGCAAGATCGCTGAAAAATATATCGGTTCACTTACAAATTCAAATATAAGATTGTCCCTTCAGGAAGAGATACGTTCATTGCTGAAACGCTTTGCAGAAGGCACATCACCATATATCCTTGGTGGTAATGCCACAATCAAAGCTACACGTGCTATGGAAATCAGGGGTGAAGCCGCTCTGAAACTTGAAATTGTTACAGCGAGTGAGATGAGACGATTAACAATCTATACAAAGTTAAGTAAATAATAAAATAAATAGGAGTCCACAAAATGGCAGTTAGTACAGGTTATAATACTCAAGACATGGAAAAAGGTGCCTATGTGTCCTTTGGCGGCTCTGATATCATTGCTGTTGTAGGAAACAAAATGCTTGGCACTCTACAGGCAATTTCGTGGTCTGTTCAAAGAGAGAAAGGTCCGATATATACTATGAGGCAGTCTGCAGATCCGCTTGCATTCGCAAGAGGTAAACGGGCAATTGCAGGATCACTTGTTTTCATTACAATAGACAGACAGGCTTTCTTAAACGATATTCCTGCCGAGAGCCGAAAATTCTGGGCTAATACAACCGATTGGAGAGCAACCGATCCTGGCGAGGGTGCGGTCACATTAGATCAGTTATTTGAAGACGGCGTTAATGATGTTGATTATTCACCTTATGATGCGGATAATTCAACATTCTCCAGAAAGAACGTCGAGGCTTGGTATGGCGATCAGATTTTACCTTTCGATGTAAATATGATTGCTGCAAATGAATACGGTCAGTCCATGAAGAAAGTCATTGTTGGCCTTGAAATCCTCAACGAGGGTGGCGGGGTATCAGTTGACGATCTCGTTATGGAAGAACAGTACACCTATATTGCACGTTCAATGACACAATGGTTAAGGCTTACAAGAGCAGGCGGAACGCCGGTTGTAACCTCAACTTAATAAATAGTAAAATCGATTATACAATCCCCTTTCCTGATTCTACAGGATAAGGGGATTTTTTTTGTTGATTTGACAAATCTCTGTTCCAACATTTGCAATATTAATTTCAAGAGAAACTGATGGCTGAAACAGAAGTTCTATCGACAACTGTTATAGATATAGAAAATAAAACGCTCAAATATAATGACAGCGTTTCATATGCCGGAACCGATGTTAAGGTATATGCAATCATGTCAAATGTAAACAGCGTTATGCAGGAATACAAAGATCAGGTCAAAAGTCTTCAGGATTTGGCTGATGAATCTTCTGATATTGATAACGGTGTTGAGATTACAAACTTTGCAGAAGAAGCGGATAAACTTAAAAAAGCATGGGATAATCTTACAGTATCAAGGACCATAATTGAACTGGATGAAATACAAACATTAAGTTATTCTGTTTACAGGGACAAGGAAGCAGTAAGATCTCTTGGTTATACTGCGGCCAGAGGTTTTACACGCGGTAATGTGACAATAGCCGGTACAATGATTTTTACCGTTATGAAAGACCGCATATTGCATGAACTTTTTGATTATGCTCTTGCATATGAATCTGCTGAAGCAGTTGACAGTAAACTATATCGTATTGACCAGTTGCCTCCACTTGATATACTCGTTGTCTTTGAAAATGAACTTGGTAATATGTCAAGACTCGGCATCTACGGCGTGGATTTTATGAATGAAGGGCAGGTCCACTCTGTAAATGATCTTATCACTGAAAATTCTGTTAACTATCTCGCCAGACACGTCTCCCCTATGCGTTCTGTTACATCGACAGAATTAATTAATTCAATAAACAACAATGGCATTAACTCTTCGAAACTGACAGTTGAAGATTATAATACTGCAATAGAACAGATTAAACAGGACAGACTGAGGTTTATGTAATGAGTTCAAGACTTACAACACAGTACTTTACCGGATCGCAAGCAGTTATATACATAAACGATATGCCGCTTGCAGAAGTGACATCTATTATGGGAATATATACTGCGGGACAAATACCGATATATGGATATAAGAGTTATCATTTTGATACTGTTATTATGGGCAAAGCAATAGCCAATGGCACATTTACAGTTAATTACACAAACAATGGTTATATCCTTGCCCACATTAATAAAGCAAAAGAACAAAAGAATTCAGAGGACAAGACTGTTGAAGAAGCTCTTAGTTCAACAAGAGTACATCTGCCTAACGAAACAAATTTGCCAAACGCGACCGGCGAATACTTTCAACCCCTGACAGATTTCTCAACAAGTTACAATAATATGGAAACACTTCTGTATGCACAGGAAGTTGATGCAGAAACGATTAAGACATTAAAGAACACATATTGGAAATGTCCCGACGAAGGCACTCCTGTTCATCCGGAATTTATAGGTCCGTTACAAATAAAAATACGCGATTTCAGAATCGGCAGTTATGCCGATTCGACAGATTATGAAGAGAAGGTATTTATAGATGCATTCATACGCACACAGCAAACGACAAGAGAGTCATCGGCGGCACCCGTATCTGTCGGTTATGAATTCATAGCAAAGGTACTAATTTAAAAAACAAAAGGAATAAAACATGTCTAATAAAAAAGACTTTACAAATCAGATGATCGCACTACAGTCACAGGTAGCAAACCAAATGGATATAGATGACAAGACCATTGAAGATGCAACCAATGAAATAAACAAAGATAAAGAAAATAATACAACCACCATGATGGATATTATCGTACAGGAGGGTGGCCCTAGTAAGGAAACGGTCGATCAGTGGAAGGATATGTATGGCGATCAGGTATATGCTACACGTTTCAGCCCCAATGAAATATTTATTTATAGGTACGTTACAAGACCCGAAGTTAAAAAGATATCGAAACAGCTTCCAAAGAATACTACACAGGCGCAGATAGACGAATTGTTTAATGAACTGTTATTTAATAACTGTGTGCTATACCCGACTGTCAGTGATGAATTAAAAGCAACAATCGGCGCAGGTACAGTGGATGCTGTTGCATTTCAAATTAAGTATGCTTCTAACTATTTACCTGAAGCAATGCTCGTTGATTTAATTCAAAAGTTATAAGAGGTGACGATTGAATAACTATCCGGATACATTATATACTGACATAAAGAAGCTAATTAAAAAGCTAATCGCTCTGTTCAAAGGCAAGAAGGTAAAACCTTCTTTGCCTATAGAGTATGTAACTGCACCAAAATCAACAGGTACTGTGATTTTCAGTGGTTCTGATGTAAGCTTAAGAATTGATGGTAAAGACTACGGGTTTGCACAAACTATTAGCTGGAAAAACTATCCTGGTGGCGCACGTGAGATACGGCTTGTAGATCTCACTACAACAGAAGAGCATGATCTCGAATCTATCAATGAAATAGAATTATGCTTCGCTGATGAGTTTGGACATAAAGCTACCAAAAAATTCTACGGGCTTACTTATATAGGAGAAGAATCGGGCATATCTGTTGATGATCTTGTCGTTATAAGAACTATCAAATATACATTCGGTGGCATCACTTTATTAAAATAACATTCAAGGGAAGGGTAAATGAAAACACTAATACCGAATAAAGAACATCGTGGTAATGTAAATACACCGCCAATTACACCCAAGCCAAATATTAATCCTTCTGGTCAGAAACCCAGCAGGAAGATTAAGTTAAGTCAATTTCCGCCCAGTGTTAAAATACTGGATACCACTTATAAAATATTGTACGTCAATAATCCTTGCGATGTAGATGTCCATCAACGCGAAGCTTACTGGGGACAAATAGACTATTGGACAAGCACAATAAGAGTATATGTTAAAGACAGAACCAAGGAAGATATCTGGCAAACAATCTGGCATGAAGTTATGCACGGGATCTGTGAAAAGTTCAAGATGGATAAAGCGTTGAACGAAGACCAAATAGACATGATTGCTACCGGGATTAACAATGTAATGCTTGACAATAAATTTTAAGGAAGGGATAAAATGAAAATGGTAGAAAGAAGAAACTGGGAAGAATTCCGGGCGACCGGTTTAAATTGGTGGACCAATAGGGCGCTCCATCTCTTTGGCTGGGCAATCGTATTTGATTACGATAATATCGAAAATCCAAATGAAGAACTACAAGAATTAGGTAAGATGTTATCTGCCACAACAATAGAAGATAAAGAACGTCTCGACTCAATTATACAAAGACTGCGATTAATTCATGAGGGTTGCAATATATATCCTGCAAGAGTAAAATTCCGCGGGTTTGACAACAAAATAGAAGAGAAAGGCTTTATCAAAATATCGAAATACTTACAGGATAATATTGAAGCGCTTAACATTGATTTGGCAATTACACACAAGAATGCCCCTGTTGTTATTGAAGGTGGTGAATTACCCGAATTTATTGGGAATAAAAAACAATGAATATACTTATTCACGTAAGAGATCATATGATCTCTTACTATTATGATAATGGTACAATGAGTTCCCAGCCAATAAGTAACGGACTTAAAAAACATAATATATCTTTGATAAAATCATTTGCACACCAGATGAGACTTACCGGCAATAAAGTAATGTTATTCTTTAATGCTAACAGTGATGTACAGAAAGGTGAAACATTCGTCTTCGAAGAATATGTCAAATCAAAAGATTTCGGAATTATTAATACAGATGAAGAATACGAGAACCTACTTAACAAATTAAATATAGTAGATGCGGATTAATAATGAATACAATATTATCAAATGATACACTTAAAATAACACTGGGAGATATTCCTGTTACAAAAATGTCGTTTATTCTTAGAAGAACAAGAGAAATGGGATCTATTTATGTAATGAAGGAACAACAACCCAAACCAAAGTACGTTCTTACTGGAATGATAGAAACTAATAATAATCAACTGCAGGAAAAATGTGAGTACGAATTAAATGTTGGTAATAAAAAGATTAATGTCGAACTACTAGAAAAAACCAACAACATGGTTACGTGGATATGTAATGACGATCCAAAAGAGACATTCGAATTCCTCAGATTTCATTGCAAAAATTAATACAATAGCCTGTGAGCATCAATGTCAGAGATATGGCCAATCAGATAATGTCATCAACGGCAAGTGGGGATGCAAAATAATATTTGAAGAGTTAAGTGACAGATTAAAACCATATAAACCATTCTTTGTTTCCATTGCCGCAAAAGACGAGCACGGAGATATGCAAATAAAGATCTTCAGCAACTTGATAATAAACCATGTACCGATAGTGGTATATGAAGATTGTTATTGTTCTGTCGGCAGTATCGGCAAATGGGAAACATTCACAACTAACAATCAAAATATCTATGCATCTGCTGCCTGTTTTAATGAAGGGACTACAGCATTAAAAGCATCTATAATAAATACATTCTAATTTCTTCGGGACCAGGGATTTAATACAACACAATACAATCAAATAACAACGGAGTAATGTTATGTACAATACATACAATAACTTGCCTGGAGTTTTTGTCTATTATGGTGAAATAGAGAGAATAAAAAATCCGGCACGACAAACCGCAAGTTCCACCACTTCAACAAACATCGACTTAAATGATACGTATGAAGATATCGACTTAGTGATGTACGATCGAAATATTGATTTGAACAAATAACTATAAGGAAAAATAACAATGGGCACATTACAATTAAGAAGAGGAACAACAACCGATAAAGGATCGCTCAAGGATGGTGAAATTTTTATCGATAAAACGAAAAACTGTATTACTGTCAATATTGACGAAACTGAAAAAGATTTTTATGAAGCAAATATTCAAAACATTACTTATGCCACTTTAACTGCATTGATAAATAGTTCGGGATTAATAATAGGACGTAGATACAGAATTACAGATTATGCTTCTGTACATACAATTCCGAGAACATCTGATATCAATACTCCGGCAGTAGAACCATTGATAGTTACTGCAATCGCAGTTAATAAACTTGCTCCCGAAGCATATAGTGCAAGTTTTCCTGAAGATATAATTTATTATGAAGTTACAAGTGATCAAGTGGTAGTTCCAGGTTGTACTAAAGGTTATATCTATCGCAGGATAGATACTGCAAAGAATAATGATATACCATTCGATTTCAGAAATGTAAAATTTCGTAGATGGCAGATTTCACCATCAAGTCTTGATGCTACTGGAGCTGATCATGATTATGGTAGAGGTACTGTAGTTAAAAAAACTAATACTACTGAAATATATATAAAATTAAATGATTTAGGAGCACAGCAATTTTCTAATAAATCAAGTTGGAAAAAATTTGAATGGACTGATTTATCTTATGTAAGTACAACTGAAGGTAATTGGGAACTTAATGGGAATTTCTGGCCTGTTACGGTTAATACCACCTCTCTTTATATGGATTATAAAATGTTTTCAACTGCACCTACAATTAGTGGCGTTGAGTCTTCTTATACAACAATTTATAATAATATTATAAAACCAGAGTTGAACAATTCTTCATTTGATATTTTAAGTAAATGCAATAGTGTATTTTTTGGAACTATTGTATATGATAATAAAATAGGGCGTGGTTTTACTGATAATACACTTAATGCAAACAATTTTTATAGCAATTCTTTAGGAAATGGTTTTAGTCGAAATTCTACCGGTTTTAGTTTTAATCATAATACTTTTGGGAATAATTGTTATCTAAATACACTTACCAATTTTAATGATAACATTATTTTAGGTGATTTTTATTGTAATGTTATGGGTGATGTTTCTTTAGCTTTATCCACCCAAAATAATGTTATAGGTTTAGGATTTAATTTAAACTTTGTTGGAAGAGCTTTTGCCTACAATAGTATAGGATACAATTGTAATGAAAATTGTATAGGTAAAGACTTCCAATATAATACAATTGGGCAGAGTTTTGAGCATCATTCTATAAGCGAGGGTTTTAATCATAATACTGTTGGTTCAGGTTTTGGTTACTGTACTATAAGTAGCTTTTTCAGATATAATAGAATCGAAGATTTCTTTAGTGATGAAAATACCTCTGTGGATTTTACCGATGCCACAGCTGTATATGGTAATTATAATTGTACACTATTCAGAGGTGAGGATATGGGTATTCAGAAATTGTTTTATTACAATGCTCAAGGTTCATTAACTGTTATTGGTGCAAATGAATGAAAGTTAAGATAAAACTAAAAAAGCAGTATGATGAATGCTATGAATTAAAAAACATAGTAACTGAAAATAATTTAACTATAAAAGATTTGTTTATAACCAGTTCTTTATTAAAGGAAATAGATAATACAGATACAAATACAAGAAGATTGATTAAAGGATGTACAGATGTAATAGAGATTATTGTTGATCGTGAGAATGATAAACCTATATGAAAGCATTAGTAATAGGAACAGTTGGATATGAATCGCATGAAGAAAGTGTAAGACTTGTATTTTTAGAAAAGGTAGCCACTTGGGACTGCCATATAGCTGAAATTGGGACGGGTACACCTGCTGGTAATATTGTTACTTATCAAAAATCGATAGCTGCTTGTGTGCAATATGCAATAGATAATAATTATCAAATAATTATAAGAAGTTATTCCGGAGTTTATTCCTATAAATTGGAATGGGAACATGCTTTAGAATATGGGATTGCAGTATTTAATGCGCATGGCAGTAACTCTCATATTTATTTATCTTCTCCTGCTTTCTTAATGAAAGGAACAAGATGTATCGGCGGTGGAGTTAGTGTAAATGAAAGAAGTTATGGTCCCGGGTTGGATTTATTTTCCTGTACTGTTGAAAACGCTACAGAGGAAAGTTGGGCTACACCAATGGTTGCGGGTTATTATGCTTTACTTAAAAGTGCCTATCAAACTGAAAATGTTTATGACTTATGGATAAGATTATTTAGATCAAGTAGTTTTTGGGGAACGGGTTGGATTGAAAATGGAGGATATGGGAAAACCGATAATGGTTATTCAAGTACATTGCCACTACATCCACCATTAGAAGTCGTTGCTATAAAAGCTGGAGACAATCAATCGGTTACTTTTACATGGAAAAACTATTTGCAGTCAGCGTTTAATTCAACTGTTATAAAGAAAAGTGACGGCACTATTATTTACGATGGCACGCTGGAAACTTATACATGGCATAGTAACGTAACGGGAAGTGAAACATTTTCTTTCTATACACAAGATGCATCAGGAAATTTAAGCAGGCTCGAAAGTTTTGCAATTAAAATAATAGAGGGATTAGAAACAATATGTCAAATTGGCTCTATATATCTATCTTCAAATAATAAAATAATTACAATAGCTTATGATTTAGTTGATTGCGCTACTTCTTATATAATTGAACAATATATAAATGGTAATTGGGTTGCAGTAATAAGTCCAGTTACGGTTTTAATTACTGGGACTTATTCTTTTCGTTATAAAGCTTTAAATGCCACATCAGAAACTGATTATAGTGAAATATCAACTATAGAAATTACAGATCATATAGGAACAGTAGGTACAATACAATTGACTATTACTAACGATGTAATAAATGTATCATATTCAACCGTTACAAATGCCTCTGCATATGTAGTTCAGGTAGATGGCGGAGACGGATATATAAGTTGTGGTCAGAGTTATACGGCACCTGCGCCCGGGACATACACATTCAGATACAAGGCGCAATACACAAATGTATTTGACGAACTGGAAGAGACATCCTGGTCTGCAACTGTATCAGCAGAAGTCGATTACGGTACTATCGGGAATATAACCTTACGGCCTTACCATGACAAAATTATAATAGATTATGATGAAGTTAAATATGCTGTAGATTACGTTACGCAGGTTTATGAGAATAAAACCTGGAAAAATCTTACCTCTAATATTTATACAGTTCCACGAACAGATATATATAAATTCAGGTACAAGGCTATCTTCGGTGAATCTAATAGTTCTGAATGGAGCAGTGAAGTTGCTATTCATAAACTGACACAGAAAACATTAAATACAAAATCCACAATACCTGGCGTAAAGGTAGAGCGTTACGATAACAGGCAACAGCCTGCAACCAAACATACAAGATATTATCTTCCGGGAGAGACTGGATCTGAAGTTATATATGATTTTAATTCCTCCGTACTGTCTCTGGATTTCAATGAGTCTTTTATCAATATTGATCTCAATACCTTATGAACTCCATTTTACAAGCCAAACAACAACATAGAAATCTATACCTTATAAATACTGAAGACGGCCATGCGGTCGTTTTTCATATTATACCTTGGGGTGAATTTAAGTCGTTCAGAAATCTGCTTACAGTGTTTTCCAATATGGAGGAAGACATTAAGGATATGTTATTTGAGCAATGTGTTATTGAATATGCGTGTCCTTTTGCATTATACAAGAGAGGCGAATTGACTCCGACAGATATTGCAAATGGATATATATCTATTGAAGAACTTATGCAAATCATTCCTGCTGGATCAATAGAGAATGTATATAGTGCCATTGTTGCAATGTCAGGAGCGGCATATCCTCAAAAGATATTTGAAGATATCGAAGCAATGCGAGTTGATGCCGAAACAGATATTGAAAGAAGAATTATAAATTATGTTGCCGCAGCACTTAAGGTAGATGCAGGCACCTTTGATAATATGGAATGGCCTGAACTGACAAAACTTATCGCACAAACAGAACTACTCATGACAAACAATGTTCCTAGTGTACCATTCGCTATCGGGGAAAAAGAAGAAAAACCATCAGTTGATTTTGAAAAAGAAAACAAAAGATTAAAAGAACTTTAATAATTGAATCTTAAAAACGCCACATATTCTTCACAGAACGAGTCTTACAAAAAGTCACCCTTCGAGACAACCATATCTATGGCCTGGAAGGGTGCTGCTGTTGTTGGTTTGAATTATGTTCTTGGTAAGATTCCAACAAAGATAGATATTACAAAACTCCGGTATGCAGATAAGTTTACTATCAACGGCGACGTTTGGCACACATACCGTACCGCAAAGACTGCAACTGTAAGAGATCTGATATGGAATGCAATGGCTGTTGCCGAAGAACAGTTATTCAAAATGCCGCGCGCATTTTCTGCATCGAGTATATACGGCGCCAGGGTTTATTCTAATCTTGCCATCAATCTGAAACCAGAGTGGCTTACCAAACAAGGCGATTACTTAAAGCAGATTTCCGGTGGAAAAATTACTAATGCGCATCTGCAATCCGGCAGAATGCGTTTTCAGAATGGCAAACTCCTTTATCAGAACCAATCCGGAATTGACGATATATTGCTCAAATATGCAAAAGTCGTCCCGGGCAAAACCGGTCCCGGAAACAGAATGTCGAGGTTTACCAAAGCATTATATGAACAATATAATCTGCATATTCCTGACAGTGATTTTGTAATAACCGGTGGTACATCAAAACTTCGGGCATTCGGCGAAACCGCTTCTGCATGGACAACTGTTGCAACACAAAATTATATGCGCTTGCTTGATAACCCTATGGAGTTATTCGGCAACCTGTCAAAGACCAAGTGGTACCGGGCACTTGAAGCTGACCAGGGTCTTGGTGGAAGAACATTTAAGAAAGTCGGATCGTTATACAATAAATATTTTCGCGACCAGCTTGGTGTAGGTGGTGCAAATTATCTTCGTGGTAATACAGCAAGATTATGGAAACGCCATATTACACATGGATTCCCAAAAATCATTGCCGGTATAGCTGCATGGAAAATAAGTAATGCAGTATTAAAATCAGTCCTTGGTACTGATGCAAAAGGTATAGCCGCACAGGCTTACCAGGATGTAACAAAATTATATTCCCATGTCTCTGAGAAAACAGGACTTACTGCTCTGAATAAATACCAGGAAGAGAAAGCTCCTGGTACACATAAGTTTACGGGGCTTCTTGCGGTGCTACTGACCGGCGCTATTGCAGGCGGTACTATTGCAGGACTGTCTAATGTCGGCAGGGCGCCATTGAATGGAAAAATGGCCGCACCAAAATGGTTCTTTGATTTTGCTTATAAGGCAGAAAGTTTAGGTGGTATCTCCGGCAAAGCGGCACGTCTTGCTAATCTTACCGGCAAAGGTCGTGTTGGCGCGTTCGCCATGACCGGTGCTGCAATTGGCGCTGCTGTCATTACTCCATTCTTGCTTGGTTCCCTTGGATCCAATAAGACGCCCGAAGAACTTAATAAAATTTATCATGGTGAAGAATGGATACCTGTCCGCAGAGGACGGTTCTGGACTATGGGTAATACTCCGTTTGAAGGCGGAGAAATAGATTATTATCAACCGCATTGGACTGTCCGGGCAAAAACTGACGCCCGTGAAAAAGGCATCATGCCTGAAGAATATTATAATAAACCTGTTAAGCGTTTTATAAAAAGATTGTTTGATCCATATTATATGGAACGTGCGCTTGATGAGGAACGGCCTTATGCTTACTGGGGGCCAACAGACTATGGTGCAGGGTTACCCGAAAAACTATTCAGTCCTTTAAAGCAGGTATTGAAGCCAACTGTTCTTGCACATCCGGAGACAGCCGGCAAATTACATCCGGCACAGGAGCCACAGATTACAGCGGATATACCGGAATCTATAAATGGAATCGATGCAATAAGTACAAAGGGAATTTATCCGACGATTACTTCCCCGTCAACTGTTCAGGGCTATGCATCTGAACTTGGCAAATCATTGACTGATACCTTTGGCTTACAGGGTTTTGCATTAAGGTCTGTCAAAGATACGATGGCTAGTGGACAATCGTTCATAATTCCTTCCATGCGTTATGAATCTTCCGGTAGAATCATGTCTGCACAACGTTCTTATTGGGATCAGAACGTTGGAGATCTGGCCGGATTAAACGAATGGTATAGAAGATTAAACCCAGACAGAGATTATGATACCGAATATGTTCATGCAGCTATCAGAAACAAAATGCCCGAATGGATAGGACGTGAAGATCTTAAGTACGGTGACCCTTTCTCGATTATTGAAAATGGTGAATTGAGATTGCCTGGTAGAGGTTATGAAACTTTGTATCCTTACCTGAGCGGATTGAATCCAGACGACTACCCTGCTGTACATAAAATGCAGATTCTTTCCGATGTTGCCCCGTATTCTGCTGAATATCATATGTTCAGAAACGCAGTTGAAAGTCAGATAATAAATAACCAGCTTAATCAGGCCGGTGTGAATCTCTACCAGGAAACCTTACGCAGAGAAGAGGAAGTAAAAAATGATACAAGATTCGATACCGGCAGCGGTCCACTCGGTGCTTATTGGCTTGCCGTAAAGAAAGCAGGCAGAATGCTTCCGACAGAATCTCTCTATCCAATTGCACCTATGCACAAGTTTTCAGGTCCGGTAGATCCTATGACAGAATATAAATCTATGGTATTGCTCGACAAATCATTTAAATCATGGGAACATCCTTACAAGGATTTTATTAAACCTGCCATCAATAAAACAATGAACATCCTTACCTTTGGTAATTTTATTCCAAAGGAAACTGCAGAAAATGCGGAACTGGACAGTTACTTTTCGGCAATGCAATTTGCGAAAAACAGACTACTTGAGGAAAAAGCCAATGTCGCATCCGAGCAAGGCGAGTTTGAAGCCGCGGCATATTACAGGTCCGGTAAGCGTGCGGCACTTGAGGGTTCTAACCCGTTGGCCAATATATCCAATGCAATTGGTCTGCTTCCAAAAAGAGAACAAAGATTCTTCGCTGCTTTTGCAGGCGAAACAGAAACTGATAAACGCAGTCAGATATTACAAACAATTAATCCTCAGACAGCACAGGTGTTAAATGCCCACTGGGCACACAGTGATGCAATGACAATGCATGATCTGGATGTTGCAAAACAATTAGAAAGCAATATGGCGCCTGTTCAAACTACTACGGAACCGGTTGTACTCGGAAATAATGTACCTGATAGAAATTTTATAGGTTACGCTCCCGACGTTAATCTCAATGCTTTCAAAGTTAAGGTAGCCAATAATCTTGGCAAGAATATTCGTGACTTTGATCTCTGGCGGCAAGACGAACGGCAGGCACAAATACTCGACGCAACGACAGATCTTTACGGAGATATGCCAACACCTGTTCCCAGTTCCAGTTCAATAACTTCGAAAAATGATATACAGAATTATCTTACAAACCTTGGTATGCATGATGCCAGGATAATTTCTACTCCCATAAGAGGATCTTCTGTTATAGACTTTCAAGGTAAGCAAAATAATAAGAAAGATATACGCGAGAAAATGCGCGATATGGGATTGTTTCACTATTAATAAAAACCCGGCTTTCGCCGGGCACACTCACTTACTTCACAGCAATTTTACGAGTCCACGATTAAATATAAGAAAAAATTATGTCAGAATCCCAATACACATCATCAATAGGCGCTAATATAGGTCTTCTCGGAATGATCGGGGCCGGCGGTATAGCCGCCAAGGAATTGTACCGTACCTATCAGGATATTAAAGGACGCAAAGACAGGATGGGGTCCAGTCATAAAAGTTGGATAGATACACCTCTTGTGCCTGATGAGAGTCTTGCAACGCAGATGTCCAATATAGCAGATGTTGGTTTTGCAGATGCCGTTATTGATGGTCAGTATTTAAAAGTTACAGATGTAAAAAAACTGAATCAATTAATATATGGTGAGGCGGGTAATAAAAGTTTTCAGAATGTTATTGAATATACTCAGTCCTTAACAAATAATGAGTTTCACTTTGGTGTGAAAATATATGAGAATGGCGCCAAAGAAATTGTTATGCACACCGGAAAGAAAAAACATGGTATCTCATTAGGTTTTGTTTCTGACAATGGTGCTATCCGGATTGCATCTACGAATGCCGGTCATCAATATTATGTACCGCAGTTCTTCCTGCCGGAAGATGCCACCAGGGCAATATTAAACAATGAAGTTTCAGGCGACATTACTTCTTTCGTACGTTCAAATGCGATGGATTTCAATACTTATAAACTATATAAAGTAAATGAAATTCTCAGTTCCCCAATGAAGACATATCAGAAGAAAAAAGAGATTAAAAAACTCAATATGGATATAAACAAATATGTTCTTCATGAACCGGATATGACTCCAAGCGGTTATATTACCAAAGCACATATGAATACCGTAATACCAAACGGTCTGAAAAATAGCAGGGAAAGAAAAAGATATGTTGAGAACTTTAATAGAAATTTCGAAACATACGGAGGAAAAACTTCCCCGACATTTTTAAAATCAGTTGACGCGGTTGCAAGCGCAAGGCTCAATATTCCTGATCTTGATCTTGGTATTGCCAAAGAGATAAGTGTCGCAGAAGGTAATCATGCCCTGCACCAGATGTTAAATAAATCTGCCAGAATAGAGGGCGCTGCTCCAAATAGATTCGCACTGGACCTCCTGAATAATACAAATGCCATTCCGGTACCTACTCTGCGGTTAAGCGCAAACGATGCAATCTTTGATGCGCTGACTGATTCCGGATATGATGTTGGCGGTGTTGCAATGCCACACCTTGGAAAAGAAGATGTATGGATTAATAAATCACTTGCAAGTAAAACAGTATTAAGCAATCATCCGATAACACTAAAACTGGAAGATGCTATAATGCCGAAGAAGACGGTGTCATTTTTCGATGACCTGTTCGATTTTTACTATGAGAAGATGGGAAACAAGTCTCATGCTTCGCTTGCTGCAAATGCTACACGCGGACAAAAACTTAAATACATGATACGCCAGGGCAATATGCCGGAAATTCTTCAGCAGTATTCGGATGCAAGAGGTTTCAAGAATGGCATAGCGCTAAAGGATATGTTTGATAATGGCACTATTCTCGAAACAACTACCGGCAAAGTTCGGGTCGGACGAGGAAGGGTATTGCTGAACGATATTTCTTTGACAAACGAAGGTATCAGACTTGATACTACATTCAGAAGTAAAGTTGGGATGGTTGGTAAAAACTGGGGCACTGTTAAATCAATCTATTCAATGCGGTTAAGACAGGAACATATGAGAAGACTCGTTACTGCCAGAATGGTGCTCGAAGATGTAATACAGTCCGGTGATATTAATGCAGAGTCGGCAATAAAATTAATAAATACAACATCAAGCAAAAACAAGGTTGCAGCTGCCCGCGCAACCGAAATGCTTGATAATATGATAAGCAAACATAAAACAGTAAGACCGGAATTCCATAAAGAACTAAATACAATGCTTGATAGTGATTTTAGGGTTCTGAAGGAAGGCATAAGAAAAGGTGGCGATAGTTTTAACCGTATACGGTCTTTGACCAACGCTGAAACTTTAGCATCTGCAGAAAAAAATCCTGCCCTTGCACCTTATATGAGATTGCTAAGTGAAGACGAACAGAAGACAGGCGGTATGGCAAGTATAAATACTGATATTTATACAACCGACAAGAGTCCAATACTGATGGGTATTGATCCATCCAATAAAGTGCAGGTAAACTCAATTCTGGAAAATACACTGAGTGTATCAAAACAGAATGCTGCTGCAGATTTCGTGCGTAGTCATTTTAATTATAATAAGAAGGTAATGCATGAATTATACAATGAGTTTATGCCGGTTCTTAATAAGCCTATTGAGGGACGACATATTAAGCTTAATTGGGCGGACATCAGCGGCACAGAAACAATTGAAGAACTTACATCAACCAGTACAAAGGTTGCAAGAAACAGAGCGATGCAGATAGCTCAGGGTATGACTGAATGGAAAAACAAACCTATTCCTGACAATGCCGCATTTTATACCACTATCAATGGCAATAATGTTCCCCTCTCTACAACAGAATCTCACTGGACAAACATTGTAAGCAATAAAGGCTTTGCATCTCAGGATGAACCAATAAGAAAACTACTTTCAAAAACCACGCGTGATTATCTGATGGCCGCTTCCAAAGGATGGGATGGTCAGCAAGAATTATATAACGACCTTAAGCAGTCGTGGGTTAATGTTCTTGGTCAACATGTTAATTTAACTTCTGCAATGTCAGATGCGACAATGAAAGTTTATCGCGGCAGAGGTGTATTTGATAAGGGCCTTCTTGAAACGCTTATAGCCAAGGAGGGTTCTCCGGGCGCCGTACAGAAAACACTTTCCAGATATGGACTTACAATAGACAGTGTTGTGAATAAAGATCTTGCCGGATACTCAAGTAAGAATTTCACACAGATACTTGAACAGACAGAATTGTATGAACAACTTAAAAAAGGCGGGTTGCAGGGCGCAGAGTTGCGCGAGACAGCTATGCGTAAGGGTATTCCACAAGTTGTAACAAGACATCCCGCCTACGGAACAGAGGGTGTTACTGTTGCCAGGGCAATAGATGAAGAAGCGCTTATGAAAGATCTTATGATGACAAGCGGCGGTGTATATGATGAAAATGTTCGGTCGATTGTTCATGGGGCTATAGACGATCTTACCGTACATGTAAGTGATCCCGTACAGTCTAAAGCAATGCTTGACAAGGATTTTGATCCTGTGCTTGGACTGACACCAAAGAGTGAAGCATTGCGCGCAAAGATGATCGAGGAATCCGACTCTGTTGCCGTTCCACTTATAAGACAGACATACCTGAACAAAAAGTCAACAGTCAAAGGAATGAGCAAGAATATATCGAGTTATATTGAATCTGCCTTTACTGAGTCCGGAAACATTGCAAAAGGATATAATGAAACATATCCATATTCGATGCGTTTCAATTCAAAACTCGCAGAGGCTTTTGATAATACCGGAATAGGAGTCTGGGAAAAAGCACGGGCTTTTGACCATATGGCAGTGTCGACTCCTGAAATGTTTATCGGCGGTAAACTCTTCACAAACGAAGTGGATGCAGCTGACTATCTTAGTGTTTTTGACTCTGCTTCAGGAAAGCTTGAGAACAGGGCCGAAAAGTTTATGCAGTACACTGCAAAGATGAACGAGCATCTTCCCGGTGAACGTGGCGCCCTTGATGTTGAATTCAATGGAAAATTAGGTAATATATTCAATGACTTTACGACGATAGATGATGTTAAGAACTGGTTAAAGTCCGGAGATAAAGTCAAAATTGATTATGCAGATTATTTAAAATATGCTACCAAACAGGTTCATAATGTCGATCAGGTAAACAGGATTCATGGGCGGATGAATGATATCGGGTCTATACCGATAAGTAATGCCCAGGTAAACGCACTGCACGATATAACGCCTGTAGACAATTCATTCCGCAGAACATCCAATACTCTTGGTGATGTGATTGCCGAGACGGCTCCAAGGGTTTTAAAGAACAGAACATTTCAACTTATCGCGGGTGGAGCTTTGGCTGCCGGTTATCTCTTGCGACCAAGAGATAATGCCATGCAGCAACAGGAAGTACGTGAAGAATCACAAAAACAGATTCCACAGGGCGCAGAAGCAATTGATCCGCCAACAGGCGCCGTGTATCAGCCGAGAGGCACAGGTTTCAAACACAGTATACGTGGTACTGTTCCGGTTTCCAGTAATGCACAGACAATCAGAATGCAGTTAGGTAAAATGGGATTTATTAATCAGAATACTTTCATTAACCGAAACCAATCTGCCGATGAAGAACATATCAATAATCTTAATAAAGAAGAGAAATACAATTCCTGGTCTAGATAAAACCACAGGAGAAAAATAATGTCCACTACCAAATCACAAAATGCTCCTTCATCTATTCTACAACTTGAAGACACCTGGTACAAGGAAGTATGCAAATATTTATATACGTCAAATGCAGAGAAAGGAATATTTGACAATGACCTGCAGACTTATCTTCGGTCAGATTCTTTTGTGGCTAATTACAAAAAATATAATAATACACTTGCGGCTAAAGCTTCCAGTCAACCGGGGGCAATGTTAATAAATGATATCTGGTTTACAATACCGCCACAGGACATTGCGGTAAGTATTAATAATAACTCTATAGATATACCACAGATAAGAAGCAAGCATTCTGTTAAACTTGATACCGGACATGGAGAAATTTCAGTTCGTATCTCGCTGTTGTTTACTGCAAATCCTCTTGTTAATATCAAAAATAAACCGGTTACACTAAGTGATGAAATCCGTTATAAACTCATTCCACTGCTTACACAATTAAGGACAATGCCTTTCTGCCATGTGAGAAATGAATACTTGCGCAAACGCCTCGTTGCAGCCGCCATAGAAGTGACAGGAGATCAGATTGAAGATAACGAAGACATTGAAATAATGCTTACATATCAATCCCATCAGATGGAGACAGATCCTGAATCTCCTGAAATCATACGCGTTACATTTGATTTTTTGTTGTTTAACTACCTGCCGTTTATGGATAGAGTTGTTTTTGTCGGCGATTATAAACGTGGTCCTTTAGGCAAAGATGGTGACAATACAATTATACTTCGTCATCCGAATGCCGTCAACGGAAAAATATTCAGTCCGTCATCGGCTGTATTTACTACAGGTAAAAGCAAAGCCTTCTATGAGTTCTTTGCAAAAGAATATAAGACACTTGAAAGACGTATATCCGATAATGGTTTTGTATTAAACGAATACAATCATGATCTTAATAATAATAGTATTGAATTCCAGTATTTTACATATCTCGAATTAAAATTAAAGTATCTGACTGCGGACCAGACTTCAAAAGTAATTGTAAAAGATTTCATGGCAAACACTCCAAAAGGAGCTATTGATGAAGTTATTATAGCAGACAGTCTTGATACTACCCCTTCCATTAAACCTGTAAGTGGAAAGATAACTAGTAAATTCGGCATGAGACTACATCCTATACACAAGACATATAAAATGCATACAGGAATAGATATTGCAACCGGAAGTCCGAAAGTTATATCGGCTGCAGCTGCGGGAATCATTTCTTTTGTTGGTTCCAGAAGAGGTTACGGCAACTGTATTGAGATCGACCATGGATCAGGTTATAAGACATTCTATGCACATATGTCTTCCTTTGCTGTAAATTCCGGACAGAAGGTTGTTAAAGGACAGAATATAGGCAATACCGGAAGTACAGGCGATTCAACCGGCATACATCTGCACTATGAAGTAATATATCATGGTACGAGACAGGATCCCGAAAAATATATCTTTGACACCACATCTTACCAAACAGCAGCCAAGTCAAGAAAAGAACTTGAAGAAATTGTCAAGACTCAGAAAGAAGAACAAACAGCAACCAGTAAAAAATCTACTACCTATTACAAAGGTTATAATATGGGCATTCCGGACAATGATAATATCAATGTTGCGAATCCAAATGTTTTGCCGGAAGTAAATGTTTCTGCAGTGTCAAAAGAGAAGATGACTGAAACTGTTGTCGTATTAAATGATACTGAATCAAAGAAAACAAAGGAAGTGCAGAATTTTTTAAATTCACTCCCCGCCGGTAGTTTTGATATACTGAGGCCCAATGTATATACAGATACTATTTATGTACGTATTGCACATAAATGGACCGTTGACTTAAAGACAAATACGAATTTTCAGATTGCATATTTGAGTAATGTCGGTTATAACGAAATTCCGCGGATACCATTGTCAGGTTATAAATATGCAACACATCAATGGCTTGGAGGACATGTCGAAAAAGTCAATATGAATATAAGTATTAATGGAGAGGCAGGCGATGCGCAACTTATAAAGCTTCAACAGATACTCAATATTATATCTGATAATACGATAAGATTCGGAGAAGTAGCGTCTGTTGACGGACTTGGCATCAAGCATGGTTATATAAATGTTGTTCAGGGTGGCAATAGATTTATTGTCGATAACGTAAACATTCAAACAAGTCCCGAAATTCCAGGTGCTTCTTTGGTAAGTATTGCAATGACCGATTTTACACAGGTACGTGAAAAGATGAACGAAGCCTTCGGATTTGGACAGGAAAACTTAACCATAGAAGGATATTATAAAGACCTGTTGCAACTCGTTTTTAGCAAGTCTTCATTTAAAATTTCAGCCTGGCTTGAAGACCGTAAACTTACAAATACAGTCACCCCACCATCAACAGATGGCACAAGTATCGGTACACCGAGTTATGCAATACATCTTTCAGAGGCTGCCAATGCCATACGCGGTGAAGTTGCATCTGCTCTTGATGATAATTATAAAACTGTACGGTGGATTGCTAATAAATACAAGGACAGCACCTGCGCTACAAATACAAATACTCATACCGACGTAGAAGAAGCAAAAGAGTTACAGGTAAAAGATTGTATCCTGAAACTGATTGATGAACTCGAGAATATTTCTGATATATACTGGAAATCTGGTCAGAAAGACGTTTATGGAATAAACATACATCTTAATGCCGATGTGCAGAAAGTAATCAACGATAATAAAACAGGTATGCAATTGTATGAAGTTTTGAAATTATGGGTTTCAAAATATTCAGAAATACTTTATAAATATTTTCCGTCTATTCAGAAATTATATCCTGCAGAAATCAAAGCTGAGATCGGAACGATCAAACAGTCGGCATATATGGATTTTCAGTTGCCTCCGACAATTACTCCGGATTATTATTTTTATCAGCCACGTAAATATTTTGACTCCTATAGCAATCAGAAAAAAGAACTACGCCATAAAAAAGAAGTAGAAAAAATAGTTGAACGTTTTCAGCAGTATACAAAACAGTTAAGTACATATAGTTATTCTACCAATAACGACAACATAATCAAAGCACTTATCGGCAACGACAGTAGTGTAGATTCTATGAAGTTCTATGTCGATAACAATGGCAGTACACCGTATACATCAAAGACTGCACATAATCTTACACATGAAATTTCCCAGACTGTAGCAAATAAGTCCACGGCACTGAATAAAAAATTTCAGGTCAATAATATATATCCCAATCTTGCGGACAGTAGTGATAGACGAATTGAGAATTCCATAAACGTACAGATGTTTAAAAATGGTCAGTCGGAAAACTATCTTTCATATTCTGAAGATGACACTTTTGTCTCAACTCTGTTTAAACGCAGAGCTGCTGCAAATTCCTCTGTTGAACGAATGTTCGACATGACAAGATGTTTTCCTGTTTATAAAATCTATATTATCGAAGAAGATACAACCGAAAAGCTTTATCCGTTACGGCAACAGGATCTCAATGAAATGTTTGGTCTTAATGCAATACAGGAAATCAGACTGGTACAACATAGCGATCAGCCTATTGATGTAATTACAATAAGGTTTATAGATCTGACCGGAAAATTTACTTCTGCACGGTATAAGCCTACACCGAACACAGAGAATAAAGATACTGTCGTACGCGATACTGAACTTGAAAATCCGTTACGTGGCATCATGCTACAAGAAGGTACGACAATACAGTGCCGTATGGGTTATAGTAATAATATTAACGAACTGAATACCGTGTTCAATGGCCAAGTAACAGCAATCGATGGGCATAATCATGAGTTTGAAATGATTTGTCAGAGTTTTGGTGCTGAACTTGTTTACGATATCAAGATGAAAGAGGAACCCGATGATATAACAACTCTTAATGCAGAGACAAAAGAAATAATAAACTGGTGTATTACACAACCGGAGATAATGCATTTCGGCAGATGGAAACTTAATAATGCATCCAACCTGCAATTCAGCGAAGGTACTTCCGGTGTGAATCTCCTTGGTTATTATTCAAAGATACGACCTGATGGAAGAAAACAATTAGTCTGGACATGGGCAAAGAACGAGGGTGATCTTAATATTATGGCCCCGAATGAATCAAACCTTGAAGGCATATATACAGAATTAAATAAACTTGTTGAAAGTCCCTTAAGCACTATCTGGTCGTTTATCAAAAATCCATTGGGTGAAATATACAATGGAGTGAATCTGACTTATATGATATACAGACTGACATGCTGGGATATGATTCAGGAAATGACATACAGGTATCCTGGATATGTTGCAAAAGTACTTCCGTTTGATATGAGAAATACACTATTCTTTGGTCCTCCAGATAGTCCTTATTTCTGCCGGTCGGTAACTGCGAATGAAATGTTCAAGTTGCGTGAGTCGCTTAACAACCCAAAGGTAGAAGCCGCAAGACGTATAGTTGAAGCATATACTGATTATGCTAAAAATGGATATCAATATCTTGCGCAGGCAACCGATTACAGTTTGAATCTGTATTCTCCTTTAAATAGTATTAGCAATACTTTCAGCAGTATGGCAGTGAATAATTTGCAGAAATACAATACAAACAGAGATAAATTATTAAGAGCTGAAGAGATAGTGGAAGCCGCAGAAACTCCAAGATTAAATACACTTCGTAGTTTCAGAAATTATTTTCAAGTCACATCAGAAACGAATCTTATCAGTAACAACATGCGCGCTGATTACCGTGATGTCTATACAAATATTGCTGTAAGTTATTCTACAAATAGCAAAGATGATAAAGACGAAAGAAAAGACTGGTCATCGGGAGCATGGTTTGCCAGTGTTGTAGAATGTAAAATGAACGATTTTCTGCAGGAAGAAGATATCAGGACTACAAGTATTGAGTTTCCTAATTGTATTAATGAGGGCGGTCTAACGGGTGCATACCGCTACGGTGCAGCTGAACTATGGAGACAGTCTAAAAAACTTTATAAAGGACAGATTGATACCCTTGGCGAACCATCGATGAAACCGTACGATTATATGATTATTTCAGACGATCAGACAGACACATACGGTCCAGTCGAAGTAAGAACACATATTATTTCAATGACCCCGAGTGAAGGTTTTATTTCAAGTGTTGAACCGTCTATGGTTTCAACTGTAAGTGACCTTGTAAGTATGACCAATCTTGATGCTTTAATGTCAATGTTTGCCGGGGATAGGGGTCAGGATCTGCTGGAACGTTCTGTAGGCGGGATCCTTCCGGTTGCCGGTTATACAGCAAGTGCCGCAAGTGCCGCTCATCTTTTAACCGGATTGGGTTCTGTATTTACCGCGGCAGCTCCCCTCTCTATAGGTGGTATTGCTGTCGTAGCTGCAACAAGTATTTTATGGATGCAATTGGCTTCAAAGGTATTACAACTTGCAAAGAACCGTGAGCCGATTTATCTGCAGCCAGTCATCAGACATGGTGTTCCTTTTATTATGGGAATGAATACTTATAAAACTGGCGGATTGATTCAGTGGGTTGAAAATGAATTTAAAGTATTCAATGATGGGTTTAATAACTTCACAACTGTATTTGGCAGTGCAATCAAAGAACTTTTCGAAACGTAAAATCGATTTGACAATCTTCGCTATTGATGTGATATATCCCTGTCGCTTTATTATATATAAAAAATTAAGAAATAATATGACAAAACAAGAAGGCGTCTGGATACTGCTTGAAGAGAACCCAAATGATATAATGATACTCGGTCTTCCGGTTGTGGGTGATGAAATCAGAATAGATTATCCTGACAACTCTATACCCGTTAATGGTACTGCGCACCGGACGGGTAGTCTTAACCAGAATACTAGAAAGTCGTTTGCTTGTCCTGAATATGGGGCGACGTTAATATATTCATCTCAATTTGGTTCGGATTAATGAAAACTTTATACGGAAAGGTACATGATGTTCTTGTACTGGAAGATGGCACCATTTATATAAAGATTACTGATAAGGATGGTAATCTTATTGGCGGCATTACTGATGACTCACAGGAAAAGAGTCTTTTGGCAGTTGGTACCATTGATTACAATGAATTCTCATATAAAATACTGAAAGCCGATCAGTTTGCCGTATCGTCAGTAAAAGTTTCGTCAACTTCTGCCGGCATATTTGGTTCAGCCAAGAACAGAATGCTATCTACTGAGAAGTATGGCAATTTTATAGTTGGACCTACAACCTTTACCGATCATCCGGAAAATATAAGAATTGGCGGTGTATACAGATTAAACGGATTGATGACATCAACAATGCCTTCAACAATCATTACCCCCTTGTCCACTCTTGTAATTGATATGCCGGTTAAAGATATGCTTGTATTTATTGCAAAGTTACAATCTGATTTTACCGATATGCTTAAGGAATTAATTTAATGAGTGAGTTAAGAAAATTCATAGATCTTCAGGAGTCTTTTGAAGGAGATTTGATCGTTGCCAACGGCGACATTGCTGATACACTTGATGATTATTCGGGAGCAATTTACCAGGTTATAAGAACCGTACTTAATACGAAACCCGGTGAATGCGGATTATGGCCGACCATGGGATTTAATACAGATTTATATGAGGGGAACGTAAATACCAGAGAAACAGGACTTGAAATTGCCAAGGCGATACGAACAGCAATAGTTAACAATACTGTTCTTTATTCCTCTGAAGTTGATGTGGAATCTTTTCCACTCGGCAAACAGAGTATTGCCTTTAAAGTTAACGTAACCACTACCAATGGCGTTACAAGTGATTTTATACTTTCATATGACACACAGCATAACAAAATACGTTCTCTTGTGTTTAATGATGCATCAACAAATGCCGTTCCTGTAACAATCAAGAAAAATATTTCACCAACTAAAAATTCAAGGATAAGATAAGATGGCCTTGTTTGCAAAAGATCCAAATCAGATAATATCAGAATCTATCGATTACATGCAGTCAAACACTGTCATTAACTCTACCGGTCCTGGTTCAAAGTTCAGAACGCTTTTGGAAATCTTTAAAAACCAGTTATCAGAGGCTTATACTGTCTTTGATTATAATACTGTGGTTGGATTTATATATGGGGCATATGGAAAGTATCTCGATTATCTCGGAGATATTTTCGGTCTTGAAAGAATAGCCGCGACAGTGGCATCATCTCACTCTTCTGCAGTGAAATTTTATACGAATGCATCAAGTTTTGGTGCAATAAATAATAATGTTGATATTGTTATACCAACTGGTACGCGTGTATGGGCGCAAAGAGGCGAAGATAAAATATATTATTCAGTTATTGCTGACAGTACTCTACCAAAAAATGACACATCTGCATATGTAAATGTAAAGGCTGTTTCGTCAGGATCATCATCAAATGTTCAAGCGGGCACTTTAAGATTTTTTGAGTTCAGCAATTACTCTCCAACCGCCAGTTATAGTTTATTTGTAACCAATGTCGATTCTATCGATAATGGAAGTGATGAAGAAACTGATGATAATTTCAGATATAGGATTATTAATGCAAAACTACATGGAGCCGCAGCCAATGAAACTGCAATCCGCCTTGCCTGTTTTAATGTGCCCGGCGTTGCAGATGTACTTATCACCGACAAATACGCGGGTATCGGTACAGCTAGAGTAATAATAAAATCAACTACTCCTGTAGTATCAAGTGGGTTGCTTGATGAAGTTCAGGCAGCAATAAATAATATAAAAGCTGCCGGCAGCAAAGTAACCGCAATGGCCCCAACATATATTAAGATGGTTTTTGTTTTCACAGTAACCTATAAATCAGGTACAACAGACGATGATATTGTCCTTGCGGAATCTTTAATTACAGCTAATACTGCAGACTATGTTAATAATCTTGATATAGAGGAACCTTATTATGTTGAAGATCTTCTTACAGTTCTTACAGGATTACACTCAAAGATTAAAAGTATAGACATTGCCGCATATATATATAAACCTGTTTTGGATTATTCCATAAAGGAAGAAGTCATTACAGATTATACTCCTTCTGTTTTCTGTAAACTTATTATATCAGATATCAATGGAGTTCAGTTTAATTAATGGCAATTTCGAAATATATAGAGACCAGACAGGACTATCTTTATAGTCCGACAACAAAAATAGCTGCCAATCAGTTATCGAAATATCAACTTGGCAGAAACTACAAATATTCAGTATACCAGCAACTACTCAATGGATTTTCATCACAGATCGATCAGTTAGGATATGTTTTATACAGGCATTCCAAAAACAGATTTCCGTCAACATTTCTCCTTGACACAATAGACGTATGTTATACTGTCGCCAAACCGACGAATGTAAATTCGGTTGAATATTATGACGGATCAACATGGATTCCAGTAAGTGCCAGCAGCCATAACGACTATGAAAGTTGGTGGTATAATTCTCTTCCTACCGGTATCAATATTATTGAAAACGTAACACTTGACCAGGAATACCTGTTACAGAATTCTCCATTAAATAAAACAATTATTCTTGACAAGTTGTTTATTGAACCATGCACTATATGTCTGAAACTTGATGCCGACAGTGACACTGTATTTATTAATAACAGTATTGGTGAAGATATTGCCGGTACACATATTATAATCAGTGGTATTGATATATATGGAATACAACAGAAAGAAGATCTGATATTTTATCTTCCGGGATTTGTAAGGAGCAGTATCCCCTGGAGAAAGATTGATAAACTTGAGACAGAAGCATTTGATCTGCCGGCAAAATTCTCTCTTACGATTACAACCGGAACAGTTGCTAAGACGCAGATGCAGGGAGATGATTCCTATTCCTTGCAGAATAACGATGGCATAACAAAATCTATATTTTGGCAATGGGACATAGACAACAAACGTCTACTTCAGAAAGAATATACATCTAAAGATATACTCGATTATTATTCCGGTGTAAAAGACATTGAAATTTCTACTCATAGTGATTTAATGGTTTTTGATGATACTGAAAATGATTTTATAAAATTAACTGATATCGATTCTTTTCTTCCTGCTGCTGATAAAAATTTACTGTATGTATTAACGGATAATTATCTGATTGCCTATAATAAATGGCAAACATATTCGCCATTGGCAAAACTGACGACGGAACTACGCACTCCTGATCCACTTGTCAATCTCGATGTTATGATTGATGCCGGTAAGATTACCATTACAGGCGAATACAATCGTATACAGACGAATAAGTTTATCAGCAAGTATCGTTTCATTATTATGAAGACAGACGGCAGTATCCTGTACTGTCATGAGCCGAGTGTTGCAAATAATAATCATGGTGATTCTGAAACAAAAAATAATGACTGGCGCAATTTCAGCGACAATAATTACTGGACAGATTATACATTAAAAAATACTTACGGTTTTTACACTCCGATAATAGAATATGCACTGGAAAATGAGTTATTTGACCAGGATTTTATTGTAAGACTTGATCTTCTTATAAATGGTGAATCGATTGAAACAGATACATTCATAGTTGACAGCCAGCGCAAATACCCTTTATTCCAGTTGCCGTTGTCTGAAGATTGTTCTGCCGGTCAGATGTATTTTGATCACGACGGTTTGCTTTGTATTAATGTTGGACTTAATAAAATAAAAACAATATTCAGAAACGATACTTATATCACCGACAGCAATACCGGTCTGATTATATTTGCTGAAAAATATAATGCCATAAGAATCAACGGCGGCAGTAGTGTGGTTCCGAATGCTTTTAATGCGTTGAATGAACTTGATCAGATTGGTGCTATCCACTCCTTACCGCGGTTTACCGGTGAAAAAAATCATGATTATATAAAGCGGCTGAAATATTGTTTCGGTAACCGTTTTGATTCGACGAGAAACGGGCTCATTAATGCCATTACTGTCGAGAGTGGTCTGAAAGTCGAAGATGTATTTCATATCAAACGTGATTCACAATATGAAATAAGAATCTCTACATCAAGACTGACACTGAAATTTGATGATATAGAATCAACTATCGGTTTATTCGAACTTGCAACTCTTAACCATGTCAAGACATGGTTTGAAGAAAATGGTTTTACAGTAACATTAATAGCTGACAATAGTATTCTCAATTATCCTGCAAGATCTTTACTGGACAGTACAAATAAACGCACTATAAAATATCTTGCCGTTGACGGTGTTCAGAAGGTACAGTTAAAAATTAATTACAATGAATATCTTCTTGTCAGCTCAATAGATATCACTGACTTCGAATATGTAAACAGACAGGATTTGTTTGAGTCCGGCAAAAATCAGTTTACGGTATATGACAACACAATTATAACCAATATTCCCCTGTCATACGAAAACAAAATATCATACAGTGTATGTAAGCGCGATATAATTCTCAGAATGTCCCCGGTTATACTTTCATCATTAAACGACGTTGAGACAGAAGGTTTTCCAACTGGCGGCGTTTCTTCGTATGCACAGATAATACTTGAAGAGATTGAAAATCAGTTTCCAAGTAAATGGAACAAATAATTACCGAATTAAACAGGAGTCTACATAAATGTCACTTATAATGCCGAACAGCGGCAAAATGAAATTTCTTGAAATGGCTTTAAAGGATGCAGCCCCGAATGCACAAGCGCTACATCTCTTTGTAAATAATATTACTCCATCAGATACAAGTGTCCTTAGTGATTTTACCGAAATGACCACTCATGGTTATACTGCGCTTATTATTCCGAGAGCTGGATGGACAGTAGCTTCTGTTGACGGAACAATAACGGCAACAAATATACAATCTACATTTACGTTTACATACAATAGTACATCAGGCGACACGGTTGTTTATGGTTATTACATAACAACCAATGACGGCACCGAAAAGATCCTGTGGGCGGACGTACTTGATTCTTCATTTATGGTTTCATCTACAGGACAACAATTAAAAGTCATACCAACAATAACAATTCAAAATTACGAACAATTATAACAATAAAAGGAAAGGGTTATTATGAAAGTACTACTTAGTGAAGTATTAAATATGTCTTCTATTTTTTCAATGCTTGGCAAAGAAAGAGATCTTGACATAAGTACAAAATGGAAGATCCGTGAAGTTAATACAGTTCTCCAGCCAAAAGCTCAGGAACTTGAAACAATGCGTCAGGAACTTGTCTTTAAGTATGGTGAATCCAATGAAGCAAAGAACGAGACTATAGTAAGACCTGAAAACCTTGCTGATTTCCAGAAAGAGTTTCTTACACTTATAAATGAAGAAACCGAAGTACCCGATGTAAAATTTAAACTTCAAGATTTTAATAAGAGTACAATCAATTCCGATGAACTTGAATTAATTAAAAAGTTCATTGTTACAGATGAAAAGGTATAAATGACGACGGAACGTCGTCATTTGGTTCTTCTAAGGAGATTAAGTGATAATATCAGGAACAGCGACCGTCATCAATTCAAATCTATATGATTTGTTTGAAAGTAATTTTACCAGTACACAGAGAGTACTTGCCGAAGATGATACTGTGATTGCAAGATCTAAACAGAAATTTACCAATCAATGGACCTGGGGCAAACATGCTTTTATTGATCCTGAAGAGTTGGCAAGTTCGGTGATACCTTCTTTTTATGATGCAGGTGAAGCTTCGGCAGAATTTATCCAGAATGGACATATATGTAAAGATGATCTGAAATATATCGGCGCAAATGAAACCATTATGCTCAATGCTGGTGGTTTTTATTGCAATAGTCTTGAAGATTATCTGTTTCCTTCTGAATCTGTAAAATGTATTTTTACAGCTGGAGCATTGTCTTTGGTGTTCCCGGTTGCTCCAGATTTAACTTCTCCTGTTATGGTGAAAATATATAAACGTGAAAATGGCATACCTCGTGAAAGTATAAGATACACCTATACTCCAGTGTCTCAGTTGGACAACAATAACTATCATTTTAAATTTACTATATCCAACGGAACTTACACTGTCATATTAAATAAAAATAACGATACCTCATCAAGGACAGTCACGTTAACCGGTTACAAAACGACCAATGCAGGCAATTTGTTCCTTTTCCCTGAGTTTCCCCTGTCAAGTGTAAACGTTTCCTTGCCAGCTGGTAGTATAACAGATCTTGCATTGGGCGCCATTCTTACAAGTGCCACATCGGTAACTGCAACATATACCGTAGCTCCTCTTGTGGTTTATAAGCCAAAGAATACTGTTTTTGGTTGTTCCCAGTTTACAAATGTTTCTGTTTTAAGTGACAATTTTCTACTATTAACCTTTGATAAATAAGTGAAATCAATTCGTCGGATTTGTTTCTTGATCTTGCATTTATCTGTCCATTTATTGCACAATAATTTATATCACTATGAATACACAGACAATTCTAACAAATATATCAATGCTGCTTGACAGTTTCCGTAATTCTCAATGGCGTATAGGAAATATTTTAAGTAAGACATTCCCGTTCTCCTATGAAACGCTGTCTGATTATGCCTTATATGAAAATCTGAAAGGATTACATCTGAATAAAATGACATCTGCTATTGCGGATACACCCGCATATTATCAATGTGCAGGCAAATCAAAAAGCATTATAAGAAAGACACTGTCGTCTGATGTTTCTATTTATAGCAATACCAAATTGCTTGATATAAAATCAGATACTGTTGTTGATCAGAACAGTATTCCAATAGTCATGGTTGATGTAGATGACAATATCATAGATGCCAGAGTGTCTGGCGGCGGATTCAATGATATATTCTTTGAAACAGACAAAAACAGAACGACCGCCTATAGTTGTGCAGACAGAGGTCACTATGATGGCAGGCCTACCGGTGCAGTCGCTTCAATAATGATTGAATGCCCAGATACACTTCTTACAGAAGTAAACGAAGAACAGTTAAAAAGTATTATTAGGAAATATACTGCTCTCGGCGTATTTCCTATCGTCACATATTATTCTGCCCCGGCGATTGAGAATTAATGGCTAAAAAAGTTACATATCAGGCAGAAAAACTTATATCCAGTACGGATAAGAAACGCCAAGGTATTTATGGCATAGACTTATCGGGAAGTGATATTGTTTCTTTTGCAAACCTACCGGTTATGGACGTAATCGAATTGCCGGAAAAAGTATACATTGATTCCAAGGGTGATGAGATAACAACTGTAAGATTTGATTTTACCAATCTTCAGGAATCTGTTGGTTCCCTTGCAAGGATAGTTGTCTATTATGAAGTTGTTTATGCTAATACAATTCGTCTTTCACAGACTCCTACAATCCAATGGCTACAGACAAAAAAAACATTAATAGAGATTCCGCTATTTGGAATAAATAATGCAATTAGTTTTGAAACAACAATTGAGATAGAAAATAAACCGATAACTTATTATAATTTTTATGCAATTTATGTCAATGCCGACAATACCCCTGCATTGATTAATGACTTGCCAATTATCAGTTACGTTGAAAAACTACCGTGTCATGGCATGCACTTGCCCCATGATATCTTTGAAGTAAAAAGTCTTATATCCACCGATTCTATTGATGTGGTTGATGTTGATAATAAGGGTTATGGCACGGTTGTCGAATTAACAAGTAATAAATTTAATGTTGAATGGTTTGATTTATGGACCATTCAATCACAAAAGCAATGGGATGCATTATTCGAAGGCGAGTATTTCTGTGACACCTATAATGAAAAACACAAATTAAAGTTTGCCCATATACAACGTTTCGAATATTATCTGCCATATATGTTTATATCTGAAAACAGTCTGACGCCTGCCGGTTTGAAACCAGGTAATCTTGATCTTTCTATTTCAGATGTTCCTCAGAAAGCAGATTTAAACGGACGATGGATACCGCTCGGCAAACAATACGACAACAAACTTACCCTGAATGTTGAGGTCGGACAAGTAATCGGCTTGTGGGTTGGATTTAAACTTAATCTGAATATATGAAAGACGGATTTATTGGTTTAGTAAAAGGGCCCGCATATTCAAGTGCTGCGTTAATAAGACGTTGTAATCTTCAGATTGAAGAACAAATCGATAGTAGCGGTGAATATCGTTCTCTTACAAATGCAAAAGTTAGTATTACTAATCTTGATATAGATAGTAGTTCTTCCAAGTGTATTTGTTCGGTAAGGGTTGACCTTGCTTATTTCGAAGACGAAACAACATATCTGACTCCATATACTTATGTACCTGCCAGATGGCAGGCACTTGATACGCTATTGTTGTCAGTTGAGGGTATAACCGGCAATGATAATAGTATAAGTTTTATTGTTAAAAATATACCGACCAATGCAAACGGTTATTATCATAAGTTCAGATTTACATTTCTGACTTCAGATAATGAAATCGCACAATGTTATTATGAGATGGGTAGCAATTATACTGCTGCAATGTCAAAGAGAGAGATAACAATTACAACAAATCCGGCACCGTTTTTTATTGAAAATGAAATAACCGGTTTTTCTGTTGAGTTACTCAATTCATCAGACACCGTTATATCTGCCGGTTCTATTCCTATATGTGCCAATAAAACTGCATCTTTGACCATTGTATCAGATGTTCCGTTCATAGGAAGTTATTATCCTACTGATGTTGCAAAAGTACGTTTTGCTAAGACTAATTATCTTTATGGATTTGGTCTTGATGGGAAGGGCGAAATCTTTAATGGGATAACCGACTATAAGGAAATTTTTGGTGTTCCGAATGTTACCGCAGAAGTTCTTAAAGGTACGTGGAGCAGTGAGGATGATGCAAATAAAATCTTAAGTGGCAATAGTACAAGAATCCAGTTTGATAATATAATTGAACATCCTTCATTCACCACTACATACTGTGATGGGACTGTTACTGAGATATCAAAGTTACAGGCAAATGCAACCGATTATTATGTAATTATGCTGTTTATATCGAAGTCTGGCGAAGATCCAGTTAATCTGTATCCAGATCCTGCCGAACCAAATGGAATATGGTACAGAATAAAAGAAGTACCCGCAATCAAGATGCCATATAATAAACGTCCAAAAATTATAGTTGACTTATATAATCTGCCGGAAGCAAAATATGTTGGTTTCTGGGTTGGGGCAATGACAAAAAGAATATCAAACACAACTATTACAAATGATATAATGCCGACTGATAAGACTGGCAAAACATTATTTAGGTCTACGGGCGGCATCACTGTAGGTGGCACTGCACAAACCGAATAAGGAAAGGGAAATTGGATAACTCATATACTGGTTTATATTATGTAAGTGGCAACGCGACAACTGTAAAAATACTTATACCTGTTGATTACGTTGCCCTGGACAGTAGTAATAATCTGATATCGCCAAAAGATATATTTACTGTATCTGCAGTAACTCCGGCATCAGATTATCTTGATAATTATATATTCAAATGGAAACTTCAATATATATATACCGACAATTCGACTGAAGATATCGTACTTACAGATGAAGGTCCATCAATAAATATTGATCCGCAGATTTTTATTCCAACTACTATTGATGGTACAGTTGTGGGTATTAAGGCAATTATTTTCAGAGTAGAATTATATGCCTCTCGTTCAGATAAAGAGAACAACAGAAATTATATTGCCGTCGATGAGCAAACGTTAATTCGTATTATAGAAGTCAAACCACTTGTATTTAATACTTTGCCGACAATACAGATACTTGAAGGCGATACTGCAGACGACAGAAGAATAGACGTCAACAATAACGAGATGACCACTGTAAGAATTGCGCTTAAGGACATCAATATAAAAACCGGCACGATTGCTTATCTGTCTATTTCATATATGAAGTATCAAGAATTTACTACAGAAACTCCAGAAGAAATTGAAACTATAAGACTCGAAAAGCTAATACTTCTGGCAGATCTGAAAGTAGATATCAAACCAGATGTTTTGGTTTATGCGTTCCGTCAGGAATTACCTCTATATGATAAACCAAGTTGTTATGATTTCAGATTTAAATTTATTGGTGCTGATCTTAATTATGGAAAAGATAAAGACAATACTGAAGTCGTTATAGATAAATACAATATTTCTTTTGATGGCATCGAAGATTTCGAAGAATATTATGGCGTATATAATGCGCGATTGATTAACGGGACAGAAGGTGGAAAAACCGAAAGTTCATTTGTAAAGATTAAGTGGCTTGATTTTCGTTTACAGGATAAAAATTATTTTGCACCAAGTGGAGTATTGGTTGTAAGTGGTTTTGATGGTTCAACAAAATTATTAACATATGAACAGGTCCAGTTTATAACCGGATATGTTGTTTATATGTATACCGCAGATACAGATGAACAACCTATCAATCTTTATCCTGGTACAGGTGAGTTATGGTATTATGTCGACGAGTTTGCTTCAAATATCGCGGAAATCAGGTGTCCCGCAAGCAAATGGGTAGGCCTGTGGGTTGGTTTTAAAATAAGAACACCTAAAGAAAGTAAAATATCAAAGAATTTTCTAGTTTATTAAAAGGAGATAGTTATGCCCACATTCAATACTACTGATGCATTTGTAGGAATGTTTCAAATACCGGAACCCGGTGTTGCAATAGCAAAAATAAATAGTTTTGCAGATTGTACTATGGAGGTGTCAGAAGAAATAGATTATTCTGGCAAACGAATTATTTCTATTGCCCAAATAGATATTACGAATGTAGATATAACAGAAGGTACAATCAGTTCTGTTATTATTGAAACAAAAAAGAATTCTGAAAGCACATGGCGTATATTGCCTGCGTTTTCTGTATCATGGACAGGATCGGATAATTCTGGTCAGTTTTTTGTAAAGGATATGCAATTTGATGATAATGGAATTACACATGATTTTAGAGCGTATTTTTTAAATATAGATGGCGAAAAAGCCTATGATCTTGTCACTGGTAAAACAATAGGAGTCGCAACACCATCTGGTGCTGGTTATCTTGAAGATAGTTGTATATTTAATGGTAGAGATGATCTTGTTCAACATCCTGCAGTTTTGAATCTTAAGGCAACCAATGCTAATATTACTGAAGGCGGGAATTACAATGCGCCTGCCCATATACCTAATAATGGCATTATAAGACTCGAATGGGACAATATGAAGGTAAAAGGTACTATCACCAACCATCCTTTTGCCGATGGCATTCAAAGATTCATATCCGGAAAACAATGGAGAACCATTGAAGGTTATGTTGTTTATATTTATATCGCCGTATTAGCTGGACCAACCAATGAATATCCTGTACAACCTGAAGTAGACGCTGCAAATGGCACCTGGTATGTTGTCGGGGAAACCCAAAATACATTCATAGAAATTGATTGTCCTAAAAACAAGAAAGTTGCCTTTTATGTTGCATGTAAGGCCCCATTTCCTAGTGCACCCACTGTAATAACTAGTACAAGAATTCCTTTCCTACAATATTAATAGGAAAATATGTCTACAGGATTTATAAATATAATCGAGACACCTCTGATTGATGGACTAATATGTCCATTTAGAGGTGTATATTCTTCTGGAACAATATATTATTGTACTAACTGGCGAAAAGACATAGTTCAATACTCCAATAGTTATTATATAACAAATAATATAGCCAAATCCGGACTTTCTACATGGAGTACACCATCAACAGATTGGTTATGTATCGGTTCAAGTTATAATTCAATAGCCACCGGCACATTAATTACTGATTACAGTTATATTAAGAATACGTTGGAGATGGGAGATGCTTCTGTTCCAGGTATTATAATATCATATGGCTGGCAGGAAGATGAATCTGTTAATGGGTTTAAACTTTTGGGCGGCAATACCCCTTCGTTTACTGTGGTCGGTGGGTCTATAAAGGGTTCCACTTTTATTGGTGGTACGATAAAAACATCAACCGGTACCACAAGAGTAGAAATAAATACAGATAACGACGGTCAATTTGTATTATACGATGAATCAGTACCAACAGTTAGAATAGCTAATGAAGTAGGGCAAGCATACGAGCCAGGAATTGTGGTTAATAACGGTGTGATTTATGCTTCAACTGACGCTAATAATTTTAGTGTTATTTCAAGCTTAAATGTTAATGAATTTAGAAGTTCAGGAAATTCTAATACAATATATGTTAAAGCTACAAGAACTCCGACAACCACACAAACTCTTGGTTTACTATCGGAAGCGATAAACACCACGCAGATAGCGAATGATTATTATATGATTGGCATCCGAGGAAATGCTCAGATGTACGATGGTGATACTAATTATGGTCATTCAATAGGTGTGTATGGAAAAAGTACTGGCGGATTATATTCTATTGGTGTTTATGGCGCGGCCGCTGGCGGGCAAGGGACTATTTATAAATATGCTGGATATTTTAATGGGCCAGTAGTTACCGGAACGTTAAATTCAACTAGTTTATCAATAAGTGGAACGGAAGTAATAACTTCAGGAAGATTGTTACAAAATGTAACACTGCCATCCCACAATCAGACTTTGTCAACAATTTCTGATTTTCCAAATCAATCAGGAAATAATGGTAAATTCCTAAGAACGGATGGGTCTGTTGCTAGTTGGGAAAATATTCCAGGTGGGGGTGATATGTTAATCTCAATTTACGATTCAGCAGGAGGAACTAAACAAGTAGCTTTTGCTGATAGCGTAATCCCCTATACTGGAGCCACTTCTAATGTGGATATAGGTATGCATTCTTTAACTGTGGATACAAATACTTTCTTTGTGGATAGTATTAACCATAAGATTGGTATCGGCACCACGACACCATCACACAGTCTAACAATTGTTGGAACAACCGCCTCCATTCAAGTTGGCGATGCTTTCTCATACACACCTTCAAAAGCAGATTTTGTAGTTGGAAGTAGTAATAGTAATTCAAGATTTCTTTTTGGACAAAGTAATTCTTTTTATGGTGGATTGCAATGGAATTATAATGCAACTGCTGCCAGTGCTTATTTAAGTGTTGGTAATATGAATGGAACAAATACAAATGGACTAAATATTCTTCAGAATGGCAACGTCGGCATTGGGACGACAGCGCCAGGATTTCCATTAGAGGTAGTTGCTGCTCCAAGCTCAGGAATACAGATAAGAGGTAATGCAACAACAGCCAGTTCTTATGAGGTTGGATTCAGGCCAACAACAACTGAAGGTGCTAGTTATGCAGGAATGAGAGGCACAAGAACTAATACACCAAATGCCGGGGATACTGAATTAAGCTTCTTTACAACAGTTGGAACTGTTGTAACTTTATCAACTTCAGGAGACGTTGGGATAGGAAGAGTAAGCAGAGGGTATAAAACTGACATAAATGGAACATTTAACGCAACAACAATTTATCAGAATGACGTTTCTTTATCTTTAATTTATCAACCATTAGACGCAGATTTAACTAGTATAGCTGCATTAACCGGAACAGCGGGATTTTTGAAGACTGACGGAGCAGGGGTTTGGGGTGTTGATACTATTACTCTTAGCGGCGATATTTCTGGAAGTGGAACTAATTCTATTACTACTGCAATAGGAACTAATAAGGTTTCTCTTTCAATGATGGCACAAATAACTACCGATAGCATACTCGGAAGGGATACAGTTGGGACTGGTAATGTGGAAGTATTATCAGTTAATACAGTAAGGACTTTATTATCAATAAACAATGTTGAAAATACTGCATTATCAACATGGGCTGGGTCAAGTAATATTGTAACAGTAGGAACGATAACTTCTGGTAGTTGGCATGGGGTTGAGATAGCTGCCGATCATGGTGGTACTGGTCAAACATCATATTCAATAGGAGATATTTTATACGCGACTTCATCTTCTGCATTATCAAAATTATCTGATGTAGTTACAGGAAATGCTTTAATATCGGGTGGAGTAAGTACTGCTCCTTCTTGGGGTAAAATAGGATTAACTACCCATATAACAGGGACTCTTGGAGTAGGAAATGGCGGTACAGGAGCAACTACTTTAACAAAAGGGGTTGTTGTTAGCCCAGGTAGCACTACAGCATTCACAACATTGGCTGGAGCTGATAATGTATTTCCAAAATGGAGTTCAAGTTATTTAACAGATTCAGCTGTTAAAGATGATGGAACTTCGGTTGTAATAACATCAAGAATGTTAAAGACCTCAGATTATGTTAGTCGTACCACGGCATGGGGAATAAGTACCACCGGAGATGCTGATTTCAGATCGGTATTTGCTACCGAATTACATGTTCAATCTTTCATTGCTGATATGGAACAGGCACTAGCGGGTTCACAAATAATATCAAAATCTTGTGCTAAGTTGTACGCTAATTTTATTATAGGAACCGATACAAAGATAATTGTTGAATCATTCGAGGGATCCCCAGTAGTAGCAGTATTCGCTGATAATGATTATGTCAGGTTGAGAATCTTTACAAGGTCGACGGGAACTTTGGTAGTAGAAGATTTATGGGGAACAGTAACTCTTGATACAACTTATGGAACAAGTGGATTTGATTCAGCTACAAAAACTCAAAGATATAATTTTACAAGAACAGCTGGATTAAGTAGTGGAACAATTAATGCTGGAACACTGGTACTTGATTACGGAGTGGCTAATAGTGGAATTATAGAATCAACAACTGTTGACGGATCTGGTGGTAATGGAGCCTATTCTCCTTATACCCAAGTTACAACGTGGGCTTCCACTCCTGCAACTCAAATAGTTAGAACAAGAAGTGGTAGATTAACAGGATTAACTAGTGTATCGAATGATTATGGATTTTATGCTGGTGACGGAGGAGTAGCAGATACAAATTCTTTTATTATTGCTTCAAATAATTCTATTAAATTAAATAATGTACCAATAAATTTATTTTCCTCTGGTATACAGACAGTTTCTTTAGCTGCTGAAGGATATTTTAAACTTGGCACTAATATGACCACGGGGGTTAGTTTTAATTTTGACCCTTCTGATGGTAAATTGATTCTTGGATTTTTAGCAAATTCTAAAAGTAGAATAGAATTAGCCAGCGGAGCGATTAGTCTGATTAGTAGAAGTGCTGGCGGATCTGACACTACAATGATAAGCCTTGATTCATCGGGGGTAGGTTATTTCAAAGGTGCTATGGTTGCAGGATCCCTTGCTGATGCGACAACTACTGCTACTACTAATTCAGGATTCAGAGCTGATTCATTAGGTAATGTATTAGTAAAGGGGAATGCATCCGGATCTGATTATATAAAAGTTACTTATAATGGAGTTGTTGATATAAATATTACTTCTTTTATTTTAAAAGGTAGTACCACATTATATATCGATACAACAAAAATAGCCTTAGGAACTAGCGCTTCTACTCTTACTGTAGCAGGAACTTCCGTTGGTACAGTAATTGATAATGATGGAGGATTTTTATCGTATGGTAGTTCAACTAATTATATAAGAAGAAGTGGAACAACATTAGATATTAAATCTGATACTTTTGCCCTTCAAGCCAGTACAACAGGAAGTATAGGGTTAACAGCTTCTGCCTATACTACAGGTAACGGAGTATGGCTATCATCTACTGCAACAACAAGGTTTAGAGTTGGTAATGTTGGTGCGTCAAGAATGCAATGGAATGATGTTGATTTGCAAATATATAATTCAAGGAATGCTTTAATAGCTTCTTTTGGAACTACTAATTCAATAGCATCCTGGGAAGTTACCACAACTACTATAACCAAAAGAAGTGGAAATTATTCAGTTCTTTTAGATGCTGGAACTAATCCAAGATTTGAAGCATCTTATGATAATGGTGACGGTGACTTTTTTGAAATGGGTAAGATTTCAAGAGGAACAGGAATAGGAACTTTTGGAATGCAGTACTACGATACTGTTAATTCAAAACTATATTTTCTTATTTCTTCTGCAGTAAAAAGAATTGCCGGCTGGTATTTTACTGATACATCCTTAACAGCTGTTAGTAATTCAACTTCTAAAATTACTGGTGGGATAATACAAACTTCTGATGTGACCGGACAAAAAATAGTTCTTAGTCAATCGTCGAATGATATTTCTTTCTATAACAGTTATAATGGTGCACTAACAATTAAAGGTTCTGGCACATCTAGCACAGACAACTGGCTGTATCTTAACGGTATCAATCGCATGGTGCTCATCTCGAGCGCGTCTGGAGTAAACAAATTCCAAATCATTAATAACAGTGGTACTACTTACGGAACAATACAATACACCAACTCAACTGGCGATTC